ATGAAACCATTGAAATCAAAACCCACCCGCCAAAAGACCAAACCGAAGGGGAGGGCCAAGATATGCGCTAATACTACCAAGACCAGTTCCAAACCTGTACCAAACCTGTCAAAATCTGCCTCAAATCTGTCGAAACCTGTATCAAACCCGACGTTATCTGCAAAGCAGCAACTTTTTATCCTTGAATTTTTGGTGGACAAAAACGCTACACAGGCCGCGATTCGGGCCGGTTACAGCGTTCGCACTGCTCGCAAGATAGCAACCGAGAACCTGTCAAAACCAGTCATAAAAGCCGCAATCGACACCGAGATTGAAAAGCAGAAGGCGCGGATCACCTTTACTGCCGATCAGGTTCTGGAAGAGCTCGCCCGTGTCGGCTTCGCAGACATGAAGGATTTCGTCGAGATCGATGAGGGCGGCACGATCAGGGCATTACCCCTGGAAACCCTGGCCGAAGGGAAGAGCCGGATCATCAAGAAGGTCAAAGAAAAGCGCGTCATCCGCAGTACCAAGGGCACCGAGTCAAACCCGGATGGTGATCAGATCCTCGACGCGACGTTCGAGTTCGAGCTCTGCGACAAGGTGAAGTCCTTGGAGCTGTTGGCCCGGCACTTGGGTCTCCTGCACGACAAGACTGAGGTTGATCTCAAGCAGCCGGTCCAGATTACGATCAAGAAGTTCTGCAGCCGGAAGGCGGCGAAGGATACCGATGGGAGTGGAGCTACCTCATAACGGGTGGGAACCCCGCGACGATCAGATGTCCCTATGGGATTACCTGGAGAACGGCGGCAAGCGCGCCGTCGAGGTAGCCCATCGTCGTTGGGGGAAGGATGATATCGCCCTTCACTTCACCGCGACGGCATCGCAGGAGCGTGTCGGGAACTACTGGCACATGCTCCCGCAGTTCAATCAGTGCCGGAAGGCGATCTGGGAAGCCGTAAACCCCCGCACCGGCATGAAAAGGATCGACGAGGCTTTCCCGATGGAGATGAGGACCAGTACGAGAAGCACCGATATGTATATTGGCCTCGTGGGCGGTTCTTCCTGGCAGCTTGTGGGCTCCGACAATTACAATGCCCTGGTCGGCAGCCCGCCGATCGGCATCGTCTTTTCCGAGTACGCCCTCAGTGATCCCCGGTCATGGGCTTACCTTTCTCCCATCCTTGAAGAGAACGCTGGTTGGGCCGCGTTCATCAGCACATCCCGCGGCGACAATCACCTGAAGAAGATGCTGGATTTCGCCCGGATTACGCCCGGCTGGTTCGCGCAAGTCCTGACCGCAGACGATACGCCGGTCTTCACGAAGATGAAGCTGGAGGAGATCCGGGCCGAGTTGATAGGCACGTTCGGCGAAGAGATGGGCGAGGCCATGTTCCAGCAGGAGTATTTCTGCTCGTTCCAGGGCGCAGTGATGGGCGCGTACTACGCAAAACAAATGGCGCTGGCTCGCAAGGAAGGCCGGATCACGAGCGTACCCCATGAGACAGGCGCCGAGGTCTACACCTTTTGGGATCTGGGTGTGGACGACTCCATGACGATCTGGTTCGCGCAGTTCATCGGCAAGGAGACCAGGTGCATCGATTATTACGAGAACAGCGGCATGGGTCTGGCTCACTACGCCAAGATCCTGAAGGATAAGCCCTACGTCTATGGTGATCACTACATGCCCCATGACGCAGCGGTACGAGAGATGTCTGCCGGCGAGCATGCAAAGTCCAGGGTCGAGGTCGCCGAGGAGCTGGGGATCAAGCCCATCATCGTCGTTGAGCGCCCCCGGAACACGGACGCCGTCATGAACGGCATCGAGGCCGTCCGAAACGCCCTTGGCTCGTGTTGGTTTGACGAACGCAAGTGCTCCCTGGGTATATCGGCATTGGAAGGCTACAGGGCCGAATACGACGAAGAAAAGAAAATACTCAAGAGGACGCCGTTGCATGACCACTGCTCACACGGGGCAGATTCGTTCAGGACCTTTGCGGTCGGGTACAAGGCGAAGCGGATCAATAAATCTTCCAACAGGCAGGTCGTTTCAGGGTGGGCGGCATGATTTATCAAGGTGATTGCCTGGACATTATGTCAACGCTTGAAGTCGAATCAGCTCAGATGGTTTGCACTTCCCCACCCTATTTCGGGCTCCGGGATTACGGGGTAGATGGCCAGATTGGTTTGGAGGCCACACCGGAAATTTACGTTGAAAAGCTGGTGTCCGTGTTTCGGGAGATCAAAAGGGTGCTGCGGGATGACGGGACGGTGTGGTTGAATTTGGGAGATTCGTATAATGGCAGTGGGAAAGCAGGAAGCAACCCAGAATATCAAGAAAAACATACTGAGTTTGGTAAGCCATCAAAAGAAAAATCACGATTCGGTATGCCTGTCAATATTAAATCATTGAAACCCAAAGACCTGATTGGTATCCCCTGGCGCGTGGCATTTGCCCTTCAAGCTGACGGATGGTGGTTACGTTCCGACATTATCTGGCACAAGCCGAACCCCATGCCAGAGAGTGTAACGGACAGACCGACAAAGAGTCATGAGTATTTGTTCTTACTGGTTAAGAGCCAGCGGTATTACTACGACGCGGAGGCAATCAAGGAATCTTGTCAAAGCGGGCCATCTGATATTAAGAAAATGCAGGAGAGCCGAGACCGTATCGGCGGAAAACATAAGGATTTAATAGACCCATTTAGTAAAGCCAGTTCTGCAACTAAAATCGGCCAGAAACGTAGCGTTGGTCATCCTGCTGGCCGCAACTGTCGTTCCGTCTGGACTATTCCCACCCAGCCATTCCCTGGAGCCCATTTTGCCACATTCCCCGAAGCCCTTGTGACGCCATGTATTAAGGCCGGAACGAGTGAGAAGGGGTGCTGCCCCGAGTGCGGGAGTCCGTGGGTGAGGATGGTGGAGAAAACGGGTGCTACGAACGATAGGGCGCGAAAAGATGTTGGAGATTATTTCCCAGATAAAGGTGGAAATCCTTCAGGGATTAGGTCGCTCAGTGGCGCAACATATACGCCACAACGGATAGCAACAAATGATTGGCGACCGACCTGCACCCACAACCACGAACCTGCTCCCTGCGTCGTCCTTGATCCCTTCTCCGGCGCCGGAACAACGGGGCTGGTGGCCGAGAAGTTAGGCCGTAATTTCGTCGGTATCGAGTTAAATCCTGAGTATGCAAAAATGGCAGAGAAGCGGATCAACAACGTGCAGCCTCTCTTATTCGCGGTGACAGCATGAGAGTAATCGAGAGGGACTACGGATACTTCAAGGGTAACCCAGTTATGATCCTGAACGGGGCGCAGCGGGACAATAAGAAGCGCTTCATCATCACACTGGATGACCTCTGGAAGTACAGCGACACGCACAATGATGAGTTCGGGGGGTTCATAACAGGTAAGGTGCTGCAAATCTGCAAGTTGTTTGACATTGAGGTACCGACGCGCAAGCGTCAGTTCGTGCAGGTGATGTCTTCAATAACAGACACGATCATGGATGGGATAGACGACCTCGTGAAGATGCCGCCGTTCAGGGCAGGGTACGACGACCCGAACACGGTGATCGACATGCAGCCGGCGAGTGACAGGCCCGATATTAAAGTGGGGATGATGCACTGATGAGCGAGCGAACTCAAAGAACCGAGAACGTAAGGAGCATCGAGGAATACACCCCTCGCGAGTTCGACGTTGACGAACACCTGGATGATCTGGGGCTCGAAAAGCCTCCCAAAGGAGTTCATCCGCTCGACAGGGAGGATGTCCGCAAGCGCTTCACGAAGGTGTCGTCCTGGTTCGCCCAGGAAAGGGTCCGGCAGGCTGATTTCCGCTGTGAGTCGATGGTAGACCATGAGTTCTATGACGGGCCGGGACAGTGGACGCAGGAAGAGAAGGCGATCCTGGCCAAACGGACCCAGGTGCCGATCACCTTCAACCAGGTCAAGCCAACGGTCGATTGGGTGCTCGGGACTGAAAAGAAGATCCGGGTTGACTATCGCGTTCTACCCAGGGGTGAAGAGGACGCGAAGAGCGCGGAGATGAAGACGAAGCTCTTCAAATACGTCTCCGACGCGAACAACGCGGGATTCAAGCGGTCGAAGTCATTCGCCGATGCCGTGCTGGCCGGGGTAGGGTGGATCGATCACGGGATCAACGCGGACCCGGACAACGAGCCCCTTGTCGTCTCATACGAGGATTGGCGATACATCTGGTGGGACACGCTGGCCGTCGAGGACGACCTCTCCGACGCCCGTTACGTTTTCAGGGGCAAGTGGGTGGATGAAGACGTTGCCTGTGCCATGTTCCCGGACAGGGCGGACGTTATCCATGCTTCTGTTATCAGCGGGGATCAGGGGTTCGGGTACGAGACCTTTGCGGAAATGCTTGATCCTGCCTTCGATCCAAAGATGGCGGGCGGGATGCCGCACAGCAGTACTGGCTTTACGCCGCAGTACACCGGGTTTTTCGGGTACATCGGCACCCAGACCTCTGTTGAGCCGCGGGATCGTGTCTTTCTGGTCGAGTGTCAGTATCGGACCCCGGCAAGAAAGAAGCTGTTGCGCGGCAAGGAACTGGGAACGCTTCAGGGGATCACGTTCGATGAGGGGAAGCATCAGAAACTGGTGGAGCTGGGAATCGGGCAGCCGGTCGAGTCAACCGTGATGGAGATGCGTCAGATAATTTTCACCGGCGACTCGGTATTGCAGGACGGGGAGAGCCCGTACCGGCACAAACGCTTCAGTCTGGTGCCGATCTGGGGCTTCAAACGGAAGAAGGACGGGACGCCCTACGGCATCGTCCGGAATCTCAGAGACCCGCAGAAAGACCTGAACAAGCGCCGGTCAAAGGCTCTCTACCTGTTGTCAGCCAACCGGGTAGTGGCTGATGACGACGCGATAAAAGATACGGACCAGAGTTGGGACGATATCGTCCAGGAAGCAAACAGGCCCGATGGTTTGATCAAGGTCAACCCAAAGAGTCAACGCGGGGTCGAGATCCAGAACGAGACCAAGATGGCTGAAGAGCACGTCATGCTGATGACCCAGGACGAGAAGTACATCCAGAGCGCGTCAGGCGTGACGGACGAGCTGATGGGCCGGGACACGAATGCAGTGTCGGGGAAGGCGATCAGGGCACGGCAGGAGCAGGGCGGTGTTGTAACGACGGCATTCTTCGATAACAATCGGCTGGCCTTCAAGCTGTCCGGCGAGATCATTCTATCGATGATCGAACAGCTCTACACCGAGGAAAAAAAGATCCGGATCACCGGGGGCGAGAACGGCAAGACGCCCGAGTTCCTTGAGATCAACAAATACAACCCGGAGACGGACGAGATCATCGGTGACATCACGGCAAGCCAGGCAGATTTCGTCATTTCCGAGCAGGATTACTCCGCGACGATCCGCGAGGCCATGTTCGAGTCAATGACCGAGATCCTCAAGACCTTGCAGCCCGAAGCAGCAATACAAGTTATTGATCTATGGTTCGAGTTGTCCGATTTACCCGGCAAAGAGAAGTTTGTCGATCGGTTCAGGGCAATCACTGGCCAACGGGGGACTGAAGGTGCGGCCACTCCCGAAGATAAGGCGGCAGATCAGGCCAAGGTAGACGCAGCGACGCAGGTGGCAGAGACACAAAACCAGATCCTTCAGACGCAGCTCGCAGCCGAACAGGCGAAGGTCAAGAAGCTCGAACAAGAAGCCCAGCTTATCGCCGCGAAGATCAAGACCGAGTCCGTCAACCAGCAGGTGAGCGCCGCGGGTGTCGATTATGACAAGGAAAAGCTCCGGATGGAAAAGGCCAGCACATTGCACACCATCGAACAGGGTGAGCATGGTCGAACGATGATGGATCGGAAGATGAACATTGACGAGACGTTGGTTAAGGCGAAGGACAAACCGAACGGGTCAGTCGAAAGGGGACTGAAGAGCAACAACCATAAGAAGTAAGGGCAGTAATTAAAAAATCAGGGTTCCCCGGACGGTAGGCATACCGAAAGGGGACGCAAGAACAAACAAGGACGGTCGTGTGGGACCACACTCTCACGCTTCCGTCCTTTTTTGTTGCCCGATACTCAACCGAGAGAGGGAGGACATTATGGGAAAGATCACGGAAGACGAGTTGGCGATGCTGAGCCCCGAAGAGCGAGAGGCCCTTGATGGGGAAACGGAGAACAAAAGCACGGAGGAAATCAAGGCTGAAGAAGAGGCCGCCGAAGCCGCCAAGGCGAAGGAAGAGGGGGCAGGGGAAGCGAAGCGGAAGGTCGAGAAGAAGACGGTGGAGGAGAAGACGGCAGAGGCAGCGGAAGCGGAAGCAGAGAAGCTCGAAGCGGAGAAGCTCGAAGAAGAGGCCAAAGCCAAGGCGGCAGCAGACGCAGAGGCGGCAGCGGCAGTCCAGGCGGCCAAAGAGGCGGCAGACCTGGAGGCAGCGCAGAAGGCGGAAGAGGCCGCCGCGGCAGTGACCGTCATTGCACCCAAAAACGAACCTGTTTTCATCCTGGAGGCCGAGAAAAAGCACGGAACCAGGGAGGAAATCGAAGCCAAGATGTCGGCGCTCGACACGAAGTTCGAGGATGGAGACATCACCCTGGCCGCATACAACAAGGAACGCGCCGAATACGTCGAATCGCTTACCGAGATGAAGATGTTCGACAAGATCAACGCCCAGGTCCAGAAGGCGGCAGCCGAAAAGGGATGGAAGGACGCCCAAGGCGATTTTTTCAGCAGCAACCCTGAGTATTCCGCAGAGCGGATCAAGAATGTGGCCTTTGTGGACGCCGTCAACCGGCTCCTGGCCACTGACGAGTCGAAGAAGATGACCGACGCACAGATTTTCGCAGCCGCAAAGAAAGAATGCGACGCGGTTTTCCACCCGGAAGTACCACCCAAGGCGGACGATGACAATGTCGTGTCCATCGAAGAGAAGCGCAAGGCTATTGAGGCCGCCGAGGAGAAGCGCAAGGCTATCGAAGCAGCGAAGAAGGCGGAGGCCGAGAGGGCCGCGGGGGTCAAGACGCTTGCCAAGGTCCCGGTATCGGAAGGGAATCAGGGAGACGACAAGTATGACGCGATTGATAAGCTCACGGGGGAAGCCTACGAGAACGCAGTCGCCAAGATGAGTGATGCAGAGCGGGCTATCTACGCAGCCCGCTCGTAAAAGGGGGAGGATATGACCGAAATCCGCTGCAAGAAATGCAACCGGTTACTGATGAAAGCTGAAAGCGTTCACGCTGAAATCAAGTGTCCGAAATGCGGTTATTTGAACCTGATTCTCACGCACATGTTGGGCGTTTTACGGTATGACGGGGAGAAGTTCGGAACCATAGCGATTAAAGCAGCTTAGAGCGGTTCGACTGCCAATAAGCAATAGAGCCTTACGAAGGCCAGTCAGGGAGAAATCCTGGCTGGCTTTTTTGTTACCCGCCCCACGGGGCATGAAGACAGAAGAGTAGTGTCCCACGTTCTGGTTCAAACATAGCCAGCCCGATGACCGGGAAGTGATGGGGGAAATGGAGAGACGGTGAAGCACAAAAACATTTTCTATCACTTTTAGGAGGATACGCAATGGGACAGACAATCATCGGTGTAAACGACCCCAAGGCCGTCAAGAAGTATTCGGCATTCCTTGCGGTAGACGTGGCGCGGGATTCCTATTTCTCACGCAAGTTCATGGGCGCTGAGGGCAGCTCCATGCCCATCCAGGTCGTGAAAGACCTCGAAAGCACGGCGGGAGACAAGGTTTCCTTCGACCTTGTCATGCAGTTGAAAATGCAACCTGTGGAAGGGGACACCCCTTTGACCGGGAAAGAAGAGGACCTGAAGTTCTACTCCGACGACATCCTGATCAATCAGATGCGCGGCGGGGTGAACACGGGCGGCAGGATGACCCAGAAGCGGACGATACACCAGCTCCGCGAGATCGCACGGGTACGGCAGTCGGAATGGTGGAGCCGGGTATTCGACGAGCTCTTCTTCATGTACCTGTCCGGGCTCCGCGGGTCCAATGCGGACTACATCTTCCCGACCAGTTACGCGGGATTTGCAGGGAACGCCTTCAACGCCCCCGACACCGAGCACTTGCTCATGCCGGGCACGAAGATCAAGACGACCATTGCCGCGGGCGACACGATCACCCTGGGGCTCATCGACAAGGCTGTGGCTATGGCCTCGATGATGGGAGGCGGAACAGGGGGGACCCCCAAGATCCAGCCGATCCTCATCAACGGCGAGAAGCACTTCGTCCTCTTGATGAACCCGTGGCAGGTGTACGACCTTCGGCAGACCACGGGCGGCTCTGGCTGGCTGGACATACAGAAGGCGGCGGCAGCGGCAGAGGGCCGCAAGAACCCGATCTTCCAGGGCGGGCTCGGCATGTATAACAACGTGGTCCTGCATGAGCACCAGGCCGTAATCCGTATGGCCGACTACGGCAACCCCGCGACCGTTGAGGCGGCGCGGGCTCTGTTCATGGGCGTCCAGGCGGCAGTGATCGCCTTCGGCTCCAAGGGCAACGGTCTCCGCTTCGGCTGGTACGAAGAGGAGAGGGACAGCGGAAACCAGGTCGTAATCAGCACGCACTCGATCTTCGGAATCTCCAAGGTGCAGTTCAACGCCAAGGACTTCGGGATCATGGCAATCGACACGGCAGCCAAGCAGCCGGTCGGGTAACAGGGGATCACAGGAATGACAACGGGGGAGACGGATCTCCCCCTTCAGTGAAGGAAAAGGAGACACGACTATGTTGAAATCGGCAAATGTAGCAGGCGCCCGTCCTGCGGTTTACCCGGACGAGGCTGGCAAGGTTCTGGTGAGCGACGGCTCGTATGAAATCACCGCCGCTCTGAACGTGGACGAGCAGACCATCGCACTGTGCTCGCTCCCGGCTGGGTGCATCCCCCTGGATTTCACCCTGATTGTGGACGACCTCGATTCCGGTAGCCCTGCAATCGTCGTGGATGGCGGCGGAATCAATGCGGCGGAGGACGCGGTTGATCAGATCATGATCTCCGCGTCTACCGTGGCACAGGCGGGCGGGGTTGCCCGTTCGACGCTGTTTCCGATGGTGGCCCCCGTCGAGACGGAGACCCTGTTTGGTATGCACATCACCACGGCAGCGGGAACAGCCGCAGCAGGGACCATTCGTGGGATTCTGACGTACCGCGCCGCGGAGTACGGCGGCTAAAAAGGGTCCACACAACCCCGTAGGCGTGGCGGTGGGGGCGCCCCCTCTTCTCGCTCCACCGTCACGGCCTACAAACATCGGAGGAGTTATGCAGATTCAATTGCTGGTCGAGAGAGACCAGAACGAGTGCATCGTCAACCTGGCGGGGACGGCCTACAAGTTCAAGCGAAACGATCATGGGCACCTTGTCAGTGATATCACGGACCAGGAGCACATCAAAAGGATCTTGGACCCGTTCCACAGCACCGCGTTCAAGGAATACAGCGTCCTGAAGAAGATCACCGAAGAAGTGGTCGCTGAAGTGGCGCCTGTTTCGGACTCACCCGAAGCTGTCCCGGAGACTGCCGAGAGCCGCATGTCGGCCCATTTCGGGAACGAGATGCCCGTGCATGAACAGGTCGGTAAAGACGCTTACGCGCCCCATGTTGGGCAGATAGACAAGAGTGATGAACCGGATCGCCCGGCCTATCCCCAAAAAGGATCAAAGAGACCGCAGAAGAGGAAAAGTTGATGGAAGTAGATGCAATCGTGACAGAGGTTGAGAAAGTAGTCCAGGACACGACTTACGACGAGACCTGGATCATCGGAAAGTTCAACGAGGCCCTGCTCCTACTGGCTACGATGTGCCGAATCCCTGGCCTTCAGACGACCGCAGTTGTAGAGGCGACAGCAGCGGCAATAACAGCGGCCCTTCCGAAGACCTACCTGCATGACCTCTACCTCGTGACGACACCGACGTACCCACAGGGCATTCTGATTGCCCCGAACATCAAAGAATTGAAGGCGAATTCCAATGACACACGGACCGGCCCCGTGCAGATCATCTGCCTTGACGGGAAGATCCTGAACTTCAGGCCCATCCCGGAAGATGCCGAGAATATGACGCTTCATTTCTACGGAAAACCGAAGGAGCTGGCAGCCGGGGACGTGTTTCCCGACTACATCCCGGAGATTCTTCACAAGGAGATCTTCCAGAATTACGCCCTCAAGGAAGCCTACCTTCAGATCGAGGACGGGCTCGACGGAGTGATGCCGAACACGCAGAAGTATGGCGGTCTGGCCGCAAACGGAATTGCCTCTCTGGTCGCTTTCTACCCGAACGCGCCCAAGGCGAGAGCGGATGTCCAACGGACAAGGCTGGATTTCTAATGAAACCTTTAACGATCAGGGGATTCAAAGGCATGAATAACGTACTCGAAGAGGGCGGATTTTCGGGCCATGAGGATGGGACGATGACAGCGATCCCGAAGGTCATTCTGAACGCCGATGTCACGGCAGAGGAAAGGCTGAAGAAGCGGGGCGGTTTTCGGCTCCTGGCCAGTCTTCCCAACGCACATAGCGCCTGGGGCGCCAGGCATGTCTTGCTTGCTGCGGCGGAAGGCCGACTCTACCGGTTCTATCCTGATGGGTCAAAGGTCAACCTTTGCGCCCTGTCCGGCCCCTTCGAGGAGAAACTCTTCTATGCCGCGGTGGACGACAAGATTTACATTTCAAGCCGCCACTGGATGGGAATCTTCGATCCAGTACAAAACACGGTGAGTTCATGGGGGATCCCGATCCCGGAGCAGCCGGTCCTTCTTCAATACAGCGGGACCGGAGCGCTGACTGCTGGGCGGTATCAGGTCTGCTACACGAACGTGGTCAACGGGCAGGTCGGCGGCAACGGGATGATCGCCGAGATCGACGTTCTGGCCGACAACTCTATGATTTCAATTCTCAACAAACCATCCGACGCCATAGCATGGGCGACCGACCCGAACGGGAGCACCTTCTACCGGGCCGCGTATGAGAAGGCAGAGATCACCGACATCGACACGATGGAGCCTCTACCAACCTTTCTGTGTAGTCCTCCCAACCCCATGAGGTTCATTCGTCGAGCGTTCGGTCGCCTGTGGGGCGCGGTGGACAGCACCCTACGTTACAGCGAACCCTATCGGTACGACCTCTATAAATCCACGAACATTTTCTCATTCTCCAATGATATCCTTCTCGTTGCGTTTGTGGACGGTGGAATTTTCGTCGGGTTCGATGACAGGACCATCTTCCTTCCCGGAACAGAACCGAGCGGGATGCGGGAGGCACATGTCGGGGCAGGGGTGGCGCGAGATATCCTCGCCTATTGCAACAACGTGCCGGATCTGGGCAACAATGTCCCGGTCTGGGTGTCGAAAGACGGTCTTGTGGCGGGCAGCCATAGTGGTGCGCTCGTCAATATCACAGCAGGAAGAGTACAATTCCCGGCAGGGCGGGAAGGGGCCGCGGTGTCCCGGATCGTCAATGGCCAGGATCAGTTTTTGACCAGTTTCAAGCAGGAGCGCCCCCGCGGGAGTGGGGTCGGCTTTGGTGACTCCGCAACTTGCGAGGTAGTAAGAAACGGGAAAGTTCTTTAATCATTAGTAGTTGGGGTTTCCCTGAAGGGTGGCCACCCGGACGGGAAGGCAAGAATAATCAAGGGGCATGTCGGTGCCGACACATCGACGTGCCCCTTTTTTATTGCCCCACGAACAACAACCACACAACAAGGAGGAACACGCAATGAAACGATTCAAAGAGATTTTGGCAATGGTACGGCTCATGGTAACGGCTCTCTATCTGAGGCTGAAAAAGGGGGCATGGGATGACATCATCTTCGAGGGCAAGGTAACGTTTGAGCATTGGCGCAACGGCGTCCTGCTCTTTACGGAAACCGGGACGAATACCTTCACGACTGAGGGTATGGCCAAGCTCCTGAACATCATGTTTCATGACATCTCCAAGGCCGCGGCGCACATCTGGTACGTCGGCATCTTCAAGAACAACATCACCCCGGCGCTGGCTGACACGGCAGCGAAATTGGGCTCGGGCAACGCCTACGGCGAATGCCAGGACGCGGACTACGATAACCCGCTGACCAACCGGCCCGCGTACACCACGGAAGACACGTCCACGGCGGTCATCACGAACGTCAATGCCAAGGCGCATTTCGTTATGAATGCGTCGATCACCGTTTACGGGGCCTTCCTGGCCGACACGGCGGCGAAGACCAGCGCAGCGGGCACCCTGATGTGCGCCAAACGGTTCGGGACCCCGCGCGCTGTCATTGCAGACGACGAGATCTACGTGACGTACCAGATCACCTGCACCACGAGCTAAGCGGCTCACTAAGTTACCCGTGGGGTTCTTGACAGGCCCCGCGGGGGACACTTCAAGGAGGGCGAGATGACGGGTGCCAAACCGGATAACTCAAAAACTATCGACCCTACGGCGAACGTGCTGTCACTGGTAGAGGCCGCTGTCAAACGCCTTGACGATCTTCGCCTGGTGGAAAATAGACGCCAGGACGATCTGGTAGCGGCGGCAACAAAACGATCCGACGACCTCATGGCACTTCGGGCCGAATATGTGGACAAACTTTCGATGGCTGAGGCGAAGCGGATCGACGCCATTCGGGCGGTGGACGTGGCAGCGGTAGCCGTAGCGAGCGAAAGGGCGACAGCGCAGGCGGCAGTGCTCGCCAATCAGGTTGTGGCTTCGGCGGAAACACTCCGGACGCTCGTGGCATCAACCGCTACCGCAGTGGCGACGAGTTTGTCACAACTTCAAACGCAGTTGACGGATCGGCTGGGTTTGCTTGAGAAGGCTCAGTACGAAACCAAGGGGAAAAGCGGTGTGACTTCTCCACTCCTGATGCTGATCGCGGCTCTGGCTGGTGGGATCATCGTTTTTTTGATTCAAATGGCTATGACGAAATAGGAGGCTGTCATGAGTTTAGGAGCGGTATCACTCATCATTTTGGTTCTTGCGCTCGTCGGAGTGCTTCCCGTCTGGCCGCATAGCCAGGCGTGGGGATACTATCATAGTAGTGACCTCGGGCTGGTACTGATAATCCTGCTTGTCTTGTGGCTGGTGGGAGCGTTTAGGGGTGGAGGCTGATGTCAAAATTCTCACTGTTATCAAACGAGCAGCTTGCGACCTGTGAGACTCGGATACAGCGTGTATTCAGCGGGGTTATCAAGGTCTTCGACTGCAAGATAATCGAGGGGCACCGGGGAGAGACTCTGCAGCACCTGTATTTCAGACAGGGCAAGAGCAAACTGGACTGGCCGAATGGAGAGCACAACAAACTCCCGTCCATGGCGGTTGACGCAATGCCCTGGCCGATTGACTGGAACGACATCAACCGGATCTGCTACTTCGCCGGGTTCGTGATGTCTACGGCCCTAGCGATGGGGATCAAACTTCGTTGGGGAAAAGATTGGGACGGAGATACTGATCTCAACGATCAGACCTTCCAAGACGGCCCTCACTACGAATTGATTGATTAAGGAGGATACAATGAAAAAGTTACTGGCAGGAATTCTTATGTTGATCGTGCTTACCGGATGTACCGGATGCACGGGGTTGAACGCTAACGTGGCGATGAACGTAGCCACCGACACGGCCTTTGTCATGGCGATGCAGAATAACCCCTGCTACAAGCCGGTGGTGCTTGCTGGACTGAACACCGTCAAGACATTCCTTGATGGCAGCGTCACCTATGACGACCTGATCATCATGCTGGCAAAACAGTTTGAAGGAAAATACGCTTATATCTATGTAATATTAGTCGGATACATCAACACAGACAAGCCGCTTTCCGAAACTGTCCTGCCGATGCTGGGGTCTTACAAGGCGGGCATTATTGCAAAGGTTGACCGGTTGATAGTGCTGGCCAAGATGTAAGGGGGAAACCATGAGCCCAACGGTGATCAAGATTCTCCTGTCCATAGCCACAAGCGCGCTCAAGGCCCTGATAGTTCGCTGGTCAAGTATGACGCCGGAGCAGAAGAAGGAATACCAGGCGGCGATAACTGAGGCAGCGAAAGTTCCAGGCAACGAGAAAAGAGAAGGAAATCATTTTCCGCTCCCTGTGGAGATCATACGAAAACTGGATCAAATCCTCGGAATAGTGAAGGATATCCAGAGAAAGGAGGAAGCCATGAGTAAGGAATTGGATGCCTTGACCCTTCAGGTCCAGGCAAACACCGATGCGGAGCAGTCCGCCATTGTCCTGTTGAAAGGTCTCGCGGATCAGATCGCCGCGGCAAAGACGGACCCCGTCGCCCTTCAGGCGCTTTCGGACACCCTGAAAGCGTCGGCAGACAATCTGGCCGAAGCAGTTGTGGCCAACACGCCCGCTGCGTAGTCAGAAAAATGATCAAAGCCCCCCCCGGAGCAATCCGGGGGGACTTTGGAGGCATAATTATTATGGTTACGAAGAAAAAGACCGTGAAAGCAATAATGGAAGCGATTATTCCCGCCTCAGAGCCAGCGGTGAAACCTGTTCCGGGGATAAAGACAGATAAGTCCGGCCTCATATCTCCGGCGCAGCCTGATGGGAACATTCCGCCCGTTCCTGCGCGGGAGTATGAACGCTATCTGACCATTGACGATATAAGGACCATACCTCCCGGCGCGTACCCCTTCATGGTCTTTTGCGACAATATCCGGGGGCTATTCAGCCTGGGAGTGAAGATCAAGACGAAGGGGAGCTATGGTCACTTCATGTGGATGATCGCTCCGGACACTTTTGCCTCTCAGTGGTTCTACTTCCGCCTGTTTACGGTGGATCACTTCACTGGTGACACGCTGAAGTTTGTCCACAACCCGAATTGGACGGACAAGGAGAGGGATATCTTGATCAGTGCTGTCCTGATCGATCTGAAGAAACCTTGGTATCGCACCCTCTATGATGTTCCAGGGATGTTCGGGGAACTGCTGGGGATCGAAGCAATCAACCTGCGGTCTTTCGACTTCTGTAGTGAGCGCGGGAAGTACCTGAATCTGATCGACCCTGAATATGATCTCAGGAGTCCCACGCCCACTCAATTAAATACCTGGTCGAAGGAGCGGGGGGATCGATACAAAGTTTACGGGCGTTATACCCCAGACTGAAAGCCGTAGGAGAGAACGATGATCAGCTCACATGAAATAATAGATCTTGAGATCTGGGAGGGGGCGACTTTCTACCGAGAATTCACCTGGGTGGTGGGTACTCCGGAAGCGCCCGTCGATCTCACCGGTTTTACGGCGGCGCTGCAGGCCAGGGACAGCCTCGAAGAGGAAACGGTCGTGATCGACCTCACTACAGAGAACGGGGGGATCATTCTCCTCTCTCCTGAAAGCGCAGGGGGATACGCGGTTTCCATCCCCCCGTCCATTACGGAGGGTAAATGCCCGGACCACGCAAAGCGGACTCTGGTCTATGACCTCTTCTTCTATGCGCCTTCCGGACTGGACGATGCAGGGCTGCAGCAAAAGGGAAAGATCGTAATCAATCCCGCAGTCACGAGGCCGGTAGAGACATGAGCGAAGCGACTGTCATTATCGCACAGGAGCCTGCGAGCCGCGTCATCGCGGTAGCTGAATCTCCTGCTGTTGTCATCCAGGCCGAGAACCCAGTTTCGCGTATCATCGCGGCATCCGGGAGCGGAGGTAACTGGAACAATTTCCGGGGGATCATCAATTACGACGGTGGTCGCGCAGGCACGCACTATGGCGACTTACCCGTTCTTGATGGTGGAGGAGCAGCCGATGGCGGTCGTAATCCAATTTAGGCACGATGATGCAGCCGAGTGGACAAGCAGGAACCCGGTCCTTGCAGAAGGCGAAATCGGTGTAGAACTCGATACCAATCAGTTCAAGATCGGCGACGGCGCGACCGCCTGGAATGATCTGATCTATTCCAACAGGAAGGGCGACAAGGGCGACAAAGGCGACAAGGGGGATAAGGGCGATACAGGTGCCGCCTCAATAATTCCCGGCCCCAAGGGCGAGAAAGGGGACCAGGGCGACCAAGGTATCCAGGGTCCCCAAGGGAACAGCATCAAAGGCGATCAAGGCATTCAGGGCATCCAGGGGGAAGCAGCCACGGTCGCTTTAGGCACCGTCGCCGCCGTTCCGTCAGGAACCCCGCCGACCGTCGTAAACGCTGGATCTCCCCAGGAAGCCGTCTTCAACTTTGAGTTGGAAGCGGGGCTCAAAGGCGACAAAGGCGACCAGGGTATTCAAGGTATTCAGGGGATCAAAGGCGACAAAGGAGACCAGGGAGACCAGGGGATTCAGGGAATCCAGGGAATCCAGGGGCTCAAAGGAGACCAGGGAGATGCGTCTATCGTCCCCGGCCCCCAGGGAGACCAGGGGATTCAAGGAATTCAAGGGCTCAAAGGGGACAAGGGAGATCAGGGCGAGACCGGCCCGATGGGGAGCGTCGCTGGAAGTTTTGGGTGCTCGATTGATGGGGCCGGAACAGTAATAACCCCAGGGGCAAAGCAAGCAGTGGTCATCCCCTTCGCCTGCACAATCACGGGATGGAGCATTGTCGGCAGTCCAGCCGGAGATGTTGTCATGGACGTTTGGAAAGCGGCGGGTGCAATTCCCACCGTTACCGATAGCATCACCGGGACGGAAAAGCCGTCCCTTGCCGGCGCAACGGTGAACAGTGGAACCGTGGCATCGTGGATCAAGAATGTCACGGCTGGCGACGTGATTGTGTTTAATGTCGATTCTTGCTTGCTGTGCCAGAAACTCACGCTGGCAATATCAGTATTGAAGTAGGAGGTCTGATCATGGCGTGGAAATCATATCACTTTAAGTGCCCGTCGCTAAACGGAAGTGTCGCGCACCAGTTTTACGAATATCTCAAGACGTTTCTATCGGCACAGGGCTGGGAACTCCATGATTCGTATGGGATACAGAGGTGCAAGTACACGTTTACAGGTGGGAATTATTTCTCGACAAATGAGACAATAACATTAGACGGCATTGTGTACACAATGAAAGCAACCCTTACGGGAGCCGACATGGAGGTACTGATTGGCGCAAATCTTGCCGCCTCTTTAGCAAATTTTGCGTTGGCCATTAACCGTACGGATCCCGGCACCAACAATGGGGTCAAGTACAAATGTGCGGCTGCTCATCCAACTTTTGAGTGCACATCCTACACCAGCACTACTGTTGTAGTCGAATGGAGAGCCGGAGCCGGGAGTTGTGCGGGAAATGTTGCGAGCAATAACGACACAAACTCTTGGTCTTCATGGAGTGGAATCCAAGTATGGGGGACAGAGGCTTTCACAGTCTGGAAGTCCAGAGGAGAGTCGGGGCTGGAGCCTTACGGCTATATCCACCTCAGAATTGAGCCGACCGTCATCCGTTATGACGCATACCAGTATTGGGATGCCACAGCACATACCGGGACGCGAAAGCAATATGACCCCAGCTCCTTCTGGTACGTAAACCAATTTAGCACTGCTTATGAGGCTTATATCGCTGGTGACAAGGACATGGTGTACGTGAATCCCCATGCGAATTATACCTCTACGGTTGAACAGTATGCGTTTTGCTTTGGACATGTTCCGAAGAGATTCTTCCCGGATCTTATCACGACAACCGATGCTATCGTTGCGGGGAGCAACGTGAGTATCCCGGTGACAGACTCCTCGAAAGTTCCATCCACAGGAGGATTCTTTCAGATCCTTGGCGTTGCGGGAGAAGGATGCGATAAACTGAAGGTTGCGTCGATCCCAGACGCTACGCATATTATCGTTGAAACCCTCCCAAGAAACTACGCTTCGGGCGCCACCATAGGACTTCCGGCTTCCACCTTCTTCTCGGCATCTGTCTACACGAACAATAATTTGCAGACGCCGTTCCCTGTTTCCTATTTCTCAGATGCAGGGCTGACGGTCGGGACTGGCCGTCACGCGATAGCCACTATCGACTGGAGGAGTTTGAACGGTTTCTACAACAAACAGGTAATGACACCTTTCTTCTTTGGCAGCAATGGGTTGCCTTCTATTGGATGGATTGACAAGGGGATTTTCTTTATCAGCGCTCCCACCCATTTTGATTGTCTCGTCTCAAACAATGATGGGTCGATCATCATCACGAACATTCTGGCGACATCCGCGACAAGCCTGACTATCGTGGACAGCACGAAGAGTTGGACCACGAACCAGTTCGTGGGTAAGTTTGTCGTTCTGGTCGGTGGAACAGGGATCGGGCAGGTCAGAAAGATCACGAGCAATGATGGGACCACGATCACCATTGACTATCCTTGGTACACAAACCCGGATGCGACAACGACGTTCCGGGTTTATGACAACGTATGGAGATACCTATCCATCTTCCCATTTTCCACTTGTGGAATGTTGATCACTCACACGAACGTCCCATCGTAAGGAGGGAGAAATGGCATTCACGGTACAACAGGTTACGCCCCTTCCTGCCGCAAGCGTGGAATCTTTTTTTTCGCTTCAACACACATGGCCTATGATGGTCATTCGTGACTGGCCCTGGGATCTCATCAACTATTACCACGTACAGCAGTTGGATATTTTCGACAAAGGCGGTGCGGCTCCCGTCGCGTCTGGAGGGTCTTCGGCATGGGTGTCTTGAAAGAAAAGGCAAAAGAATGAGTCTCTTTGACCACAAAACTATCGGCGACGTTCAAAAGTACGTCTACCTTGAGGGGACGATCAAAAAAATCTACCTTGAGGACGATGATATTGCCGAGGCGCTGTGGGATACGGCAGATGTGGAGTACGAGAACAAGAAGATGTTCTATAACGCGCCCGTTCGATATCACTGCCAGGCGACAGGGATTGAGCGGACGAACGGAGCCGTCGCCGATGGTGGCCGAGGGTTTGATGTCGGTGACAAGGTCATCCTCATGGCGAAAATAGGGTCCGCGCCAGGGAAGGGTGAAGAGTATGAAAAGGTGTACGTCGTGGCGCACAGGGACGGCCCGGTGCCGTGCACCTATAATTTCCTGTTCATCCGGATCAGCGCCACTGCTTTGCTACCGCACGCCCCGCCTTATGGGGACTGGATACGTGTCGAGAACAATCTCACCTATGTAGCAAGAACCCCTGAGTCACACGCTGCCGAGTATTGCACGGTATGGGATGCGAAGAAGGGTGCACCGGCCAATGTCTACAACCCAGTGACAAAACTGCCCTACGTCTTCCCCGTAACCGTCGAGGACTTCAAGCCCGCGCTCGACATTTTCCGGTTCTGCGATGAAGAGCTATTCACGTTGGATTCTCAAGGCGACGAACAGAGCCAGGAGGCGGGATTCATCCCCGACTGGAAGTCTGACTTTCAGGGGGAATTGATCAGGGCGGGGGCAAATCCGAATACCTGGTGGACAACCTACAGCATCTCCGGGAACCCGGTATTATCCCTGCTGATCGACACAGAACTGGCACTTGCTACGGATGGCGCAGGGGCCGCGGATGGGACCTTCAAACTGTCGATGGCGAAGTTCGATGCGGCAAGAGTCGAGAACGGCCTCATCTCAAAATGGAAGGAAGCGAGCCCCCTGGCCTTCAATGAAGATATCCGGAGTTTTGACGTAAAGGGCTCGGACGCAACAAGGGAGATGCCGCTCAGCGTCCAGGAACGCCTGCAAGAGCTCCAGAAACTTATAGGGGAGCAGACTGACTTGATTGGGAAAATAACCATCGTGTATAGCATCGCCGACACCGCAAAAATAGAAAGGTGGAAAATACTCGGAGCGATCCCCGAACGTACCCCAGCAGAGCAGAGTGAGTATGTTGGACTCAACACGAGCCAGTTAATCCTGAAATATAACGCTTATGGTTCTGCTGGTTCGTCCGCGTCGTCGATGATTTCCAGGTGGGAGGCTTTATACGCAAGACTTCCGCTGACAGATCAGGTTGAGCAGGCTGAGTTTGTGGCCATTACGTTTGATGCAGCGATCGTCCTATACCTGAAATACAAGGCCATAAGAGTTGCCGCACAACTGGAAGTTGACATCATCCTCGCCAAGAATGAGTTCGTCGCCTGGGAGATTGCCCACGACAAGGACATGAAAACCCTCAAGGGCAGTTCTTATCACATGCAGTTTGCCTACGGAGAAGACGAGATCTGGCTGTGTGCGAAAAACGTCTATGCCGGGATGGTGGTAAATGCCTGCGATGCCATGTGGAAGTTCGGTCGAGTCAGTACCCTCCCCCCGGTCATCGAGATCGGGAATCCAGCCGCCGAGCGTCTGATGGGGCAAGCGGATCTTGCCTCAGCGGGGCTCACAAGGCAAAGCATAATCTCTCTGAGCGACATCGCCCTTTTCCTTGCCGCCGACATCACGCAAGCTGACGACGCAAACATCTTCAGCTACGGCACCCTGAAGCGGATAAACGACGGCGGGTTTCATCGGACAACGCACCCGGCGCTGAAGACACAGGGCATCGGATCATGGCGAATGACGCAAGCCAAAATCCCGAGGGAAGAGAAGGAGCCGACAGTCATCACCGCCTTGAATACCCGCTCGGAAGCGATTGACGTATGGCATCGCTACGATAACTGGATGAACTCCATTCCGTACTCTTACGCCACCTGGGGCGTAGACAGGACCTCGTGGTTCAAGAGCGAGGCTATGCAGTGGAAGATAAAGGCCGACTTCATCGACACGCCGATCGGCAGCATGTGGCACGCAGCCCCCGCCTGGGAAGCGGCCCTGTGGTATTTGAGCGGGCTCAGCTTTTCGACAGGCGCGATCACGGCAAGAAAAGACGTTCCGATCAACACTCAGTTTATCAGGCAGACGAAGCATTCCCGGCGCGTGATCGCTCAGATCTACATCGTGCAGAGGCAGGGCTTGTCTATGTTCGAGGATCCGGCACGGACCTTCATGAAGCAAGAATTGAACAAGGGGATCTACGACCACTTCACGCCGGTAATCCCTCCGGAAGTCCAGATCGAATTGGATGCGCTCCAGGCGATCGTCACGGATATGACGGCCCAGATCAAGAAAATCGATGCTGAGAAGATCGCCCGATGGGACGTGCTCAACCTGAAACTCCCGGTGACGAATCCCACCTTGCTGGCAGAGTTGGAGGAACTGGAAAAGGACCCGGCGATCATCTCATATCGGTCCTTCAAAGATCTCAAGAACACCACCCAGGCATCGATAGACGCCATCCTCCACCCCCTGGAAATCATCAAGTACGTGGCCGCTCATATCGAAGGTCAACCAGACGACGGGATTAAAAACGATGACTATTACACGTTGACCGCCGAGCAGAAGAAGTCCCTGATTTCCGATCGCGTGTATGTTCGCACTAAATATCCAGGGGAGGTAGATTATGTTCCTCCTGCTGCTCTCCGGGCGAACCGGAATGAAGTGGAGATCATGGCGTCCTGTGACCTGTATTCGGCGCTGAAGACGCAAAAAGCAGACGGCACACAACCTGTTGCGGGGGAGGAGATATCCGGAGGAACATGCAATCCTACAAAACAGGTTCGACGGGGCCTCCTTGAATACGAGATCCAAAAGCTGTTTGCCCTTTACTATTCCGGATCTGGTCTGGGGGTGAAGGACTTCTCCGCGGTCCAGTTTGAGGCAAGGATAATCTGAGGTAGGCCATGCTACTGTTTGCAGACGGCTTTGAAACATTCAGTCCTTACGACCTCTGGCGAAAATGGGGTTATTTTTCCTTTGACGGAATAAATAATGGCTCAGGTACAATCCCGGCTTCGATTGTGCACGGTCCTGACACAACATTTACCCCAGCCAAGGCATACGCCACGAGACCGGAAGGCAGAGCAATACAGGGGATGTCGTACACCCTCATGACCCCCATCAAACCGTCCAGGACGGTCTTCACGGGGTTCGCGTTTCGTAAAGCCTCCGTTGGGGGGACTGTCTTGATTACCGTAGAGTTTGTAAAAGGGGTGTCTTACAATAAAGCGACGCCTCCCACTATTGGCGTGGGATATATCTCGGACCTGGGTTATGCAGGCGGGGCTTTAGTCGCCACCTGCACCCTGAGCATTTCAGCGTCATATATCGATGTCACTTGGACTTTTGTAGGAACCAGCCCCCTTACGCAAACGGGTCGGATCAACTCAACGGCGAACCTGTTAAATGGTGATTGGCGATACATTCAGGCCGGGATGACGCTCATGGGGAACGTCGTCGCACAGCCCCAAGCCTGGGCGGAGGTCCGCCTGGGAAGTCGGGGAGGGGCCAATAATTTGCTGAAAAGCAGCATCATGACGGGTCCCGAATCAGGGGTGAATGTATCGTATCTCATAGATGCCGTAAGAATTCATTCGGGTTTGAGCTGGTACTCTATGTACCAGAGCGCCAACGTAGGGATGGATGATGTCTACATCTGCAATGACGAAGGTGAGTTCAACAACACCTTTCTTGGAAATATCAAGATCAGGTGTGTGGCGGTTTCTGGTGATGGGTCAGAGAACAACAGCGTCCCATTCGCAGATACGTATAGGTTTCGCACCGTCGATGAGGACTTCATAGATACCGTCAATGCTCTTCCGAGTCCGATTCCCGACCCTGAAACGACCCCGTTGTTCATCCCGTGGGAACCATTCGCCGGGAATTATTTCACATTGGAAGAGCATGGCGACCGCCAGTTGATGCGTTACAACTCCCTGAACGCACTGGGCACGTACTCGAAAATCTACGGGGCCATCCTTCATACACTGCTGCAGCCGCTATTTTTGGATACTCCGCAAGCCCCCCTTACAGCCGTCAGAAAGCTCGGGTTTGAGCTGATCGAAAGCAAGCCGATGGATGCGCCTCTTATTAAGAGAGCACAGTTTGAGGCCCGGCATTTCGTTTGGGAAAACGAAGAGACGATAGAACCAGGCGAACAGTATCTTCGGTGGTCTGCCTCCGCAGTTGACGCCTCCGAGTGGGGCCTTGAGCTGACTCCCGTGATAATCGAACCGGAAACATACGACCCGGCGATTGTTCGCATAAGCCTAACGATTTATGACACGGTGAGCGAAGAACTTGCGTTCCTGGACTTTACACACAGGTATTTTGAAGAATTCGTCGATGACAGGTTTGATGCCGCAGCCGATCCAACGCTTGAGTATGTATGGGCGTTCTATGAGTCACTCGTGTTTGAATCCCTTACCGAGGGGAATCGTGGCGTAAATCGATTCCTGAATGAGACCCTTGAGTTCTCCGAATATCTGCCATACACAGTCCTGTTCGCAGGCGAGTTCGTCGGGTTTGCCGATGAAATCTTTGTGCAATATATTGACCTGATCGACGAATTACTGGATGCCGCAGACTGGGCGGACGGCTTCTGGGAAGAGCTGTTTACGGACACCCTTGAGGCAACAGACGAGACCGCCATTGCTTTCCTTATGGCCCTGGAAGAGACATTCGGCCTTGAAGAGCCCTACCTGTGGGACAACCATGAACTGATTGAAGACGAATTCGCCATCGACGCTGACGAACCGTGGGACAACCACGAGCTCCTTGAAGAGTATCTCTACCCTGATGACGAAGTGGTTCAGGGGGTCGGCTTGATTGCAGAAGACGAGTTCAGCATAGCCGAAGACCCCCATGACGGCTTCTGGGTTGAGCTGTTTGGTGACTATACCCTGTTCGCGGATTATGTCTACACGCAGCATTGGCGATACGAAACCATGTTCGGGATGGTCGTGAATAGTTGGCAGGTAGCTCCGGTTGAACAGACGGGCAATGATGGGGATCATACCGGAGATAACCCCTGGGGATCTTAATTATGTTGAAATACTGCGAATCATTCGACCATGTGACGGCAGCGGCTTTGATGGCCCTTGGTTGGAATACCGACACCAACCGGCAGATCGTTGCCGGGGCCGGCCGGTGGGGTACGAGTCTTCTGGAACTCAATGTCAACGGCACGTATAGTCCCAACGTAGCATCGTTCACGCTTGCGAGGTCATGCGACCGAATTGTTGTCGGTTTCGCGCTTCTGCCGAAGGCAAACTATTACGGGGATAAAACCTTTTATGTCCAGTTTTTGTATGGGACTTATGAGAATTTCCGCGTTCGGGTAGTCCCGACAACCAGCGGGCTGACATTCCAGTTCTGGACGGGGGAAGGAACCGGATACCCGTTGATTGCGTCTTCGGCTTACATCTCAGCCCCATTCATACAGTCAGCCTTTACCTTTATCGAGATATTGGTTGATGTCACGGATTACACGAACGGGCAGGTGAAGTGCGGCGTGAACGGGAAAGTTGTCCACACCGCCACGGGGATCATGACCGCGGCAGGGACCGGCTTTGGGAACAACCCCTTCGACCCACGGGCAAAAATAAACAGAGTCCAATTCAATGCCACCCTGAAGCTGGACTCCCTTTACATTTGTGATGACGATGGAGGTTATCATAATGATTTTCTGGGCGACATCTTTGTTAAGACGATTTACCCCGTGGGCGACGGCGACAGGATCGATTGGTCCCCATACATCAACGGGCTCGCCGCCCCTGATAACACTCCACGGGTTTCGCTGATTGACGACCCAGTGTTCGATCCCGCGGTTGAGCCGGACTACATCCAAGCAGAGCAGGATCTTGCACAGGAAACGATGTCTTTTGGCAATACCGCCATCCCCGTGGAATCGACGCTCATTGCCGTCAACCATCGAACCGCAGCGCGTAGCGTCGCCACGCCGGGGACGCCGCCTCCCAATGCGCTGATCCCGCTCTACAAGTCGTCCGGGAACGACACCGTTGTCACGAACTCCCTGGCAAAGAAGTTTTCCGGATGGGCCTATCAGTTCTTGGATGTTTATTACAATCTGGTCCCCGATCTGACCGTGGACTGGACAAAACAGATTCTGGACGAGTCTCTGTTCGGATTCATATTCAGAGAATCGATATGGACCGGCGTGCTGTTAGACGATATTGGGATTGCAGATGAGGTCATGGACGAATAATGGCTGACATCGAACTCGCAGTAGATGAATATCTGTGGCTTACCGAGTATCAGCAGGGCAACGTGAATGTCTCTGGGCTGGTGTTCGATGACCTGGTTGAAGAATCTTTCGACCTTGGACACGAGGCTTATGTTGTCTGGACAGACCAGATCGAGGAAACCCTCGGCATCCAGGAAGCCTTTACGCCCTATCACTTTCCGAGTGTTGGCGACACCATTGCCTTCGCTGAAATCTTCGGCGGTGCTCCCATCCGGGTAAAGCAATCGGTCCTGAATGTCGTTTACACAGCGCCCCTCATGCCCATCAAGGTCGCGCACATGCACCTTGACGTTGTTATGAGCGGGTCTGATGTGTACCTGGAAGAGGTCTCGGACGAGCTTCAGATCCTCTCCTCCTATGCGAATGCTGTCCCATATTACTGGGATAGTATCTTTGAGTCCTTTAATATCAGCATGGAGGAACCGCAGCCATACCTGCCGATTTACCTACGACTCTATCTCACTGTCTCGGACCTCGTGAACATGCGACACGAAGTCACGCAGGAGTACCTATTCATCTCTCAATGCCTGGAGGAGTTCTTCTTCTGGGAAAGAATCGTATGGGGCTGGGATCACCTGGTGGTCGAATCCCTAGTCGATACCGATACCCTCCAGGAGATCATCGGAAAGTTAGCGGATGAGTATGTCTTCTTCAACACTGAACTGATCCCCGGAGTCGTGATCCATCCCTGTACTGAGGAAGTGTTCTTTGTATGGGACGAGGGGACCCATGAGAAATACTTTGTGCATACGATCGAGGAGGGGGTCGCCTTTGCGGATGCCCTCTATGAAATTCTTGGCTGCGAGGTCTACGAGGAGCTGACTGTCCAGGAGGTTTCTGAAAGCGGAGTCATTCTTGCTCACTCAGTAGCTGACGAGATCCACGCAGAGAGCGATGCGATCCCTGAGCGGTATTATGTCTGTCTCGCGGACGAGATCGTGGATATGACGGACGGGGAGGTATCATTCTTATCCTTCGACGAGTTGGTTGCGGAGAGAGTCCATTCCAGCGACGTGGCGGTCCCGGTGGGGTCCCTCGTGGCATTGGCCAGCGAATCCCTGGTCTTCGCGGATATCGATTCGTACATCCAAGGGCTTATTATCGAGGAGGGACTTGCCCTGGAAGACGTGGAGCTACTGCGGTGGGTATTTGAGGTTCTGGTTGAAAGCGGCTGCGACATTGGAGACATCATAGGATAGGTGAAGCATGTTAGAAATCAATGAAACCCTGGTCTCTTCCATAATCCTCACTGACGAGGAGATCCAGCAGGGACTTGTTGGGTCCCTGATCCTCGAAGCTCTTCTCCTGGAGGACCTGGGCGCGGTAAGCGGCGACGTATGGGAGGCATGGGCGTTCAACGGGAAGACATTCGAGCCGTCCGTCTACAGTGGGTTTTCGTTCAACTCTTACGCTGTTGATGAAGGAATAGCTTATGCAGCACGGGAAGAAGGGATCTACATTTTAGAAGGGACAACGGATGCCGGGGCGGACATCCATGACGGCGTCGTTCTATCGCCATCCATATTCGGGACGAACAACCGGAAGCGTTTTCGGGCAGGTGTATTTGATGTCACGGGAGCCGCGCCCATAGTCCGGGCGGAAGTTGGCAGCGTCGGAAGTAGCATCCCGATCCTGCGTTCCAAGGCGTTTTTCCCCAGGAGTCTAATGGGGACGAAATGGACATTCCTGGTGGCAGAGTTTGACGAGCTGGGGCAGACAGAGCTGTTCCCGATAGTATTGACGAGGTAAACGATGGGGACCACATCCGAGAATAGCCTTTGGTACAAGGGAAAGAGCGAGGTCTTCCGGGAATTCAAAAAGAGCACTGCAGCGATTCTCTCTGCCGTGGCATCCAGGAACTTCTCAGCGATGCCGGGTTTTGCGGTTGAGGCGCTCACCGATGTCGAGATCGACAGCAAGATTAAGTTGACCGAGTACAACCAGAAGATCATGGGCGAGGCGATCGACCGCGAACTGAAGGCTCTGGGATTGGAGAACGACATTTCCCTGAAGCAGGCCGTCATGGCCTGGGAACTCGAAAAGATGCAGCTCTTCTCGGATCTGCAGACTGAATTCGCCGACAAGGAGCTGATCCGGTCGCTGAGGGGCGAAGCAATTGACGGTCTGATGATCGATCAGGAGTTCCGGGAAATAGCGGTACTCCTGTCCAAGGTCGCTATCGAGGTCCAGATCGAAGATATCAAACGGCAGAAGGAAGAGGTTGAGCTTCTCCCTCTTCCCCTGGAAGAGCAGTTGGCTGCGGCAAAGCTGGCGGCGGCTCGGCGGAAGTTGGATGTGATCCCCTATATCATGGCCGCCCTGGCGGCACAAAGCGCTGTTCTCGATGCGGAAGCAACGGTTATCATGCCCGCACGGGAAGAGAAGGCAAACTATGAAAAGGAGGTTGCTGACAGAACGACTGCCGAGGTCCTTCCTGCGATGGAAGTGAAGGCGGCGACGACGGGAGCCAACACTGCAGCGCAAGCAGAACTTCTGGCCCCCACGATCGAGAAGGCCAATAAGACACTGGCCCTGGCCGATAGGATGGTTGACTTGCTGCAGCCGATGACCGGTAAGGCGGCGGCGATAACCACACTGACCGGCAGGCAACACGAACTGCTGCAACCCATGCTGAATAAAGTAGCCGCCACGGAAGCTCTGACTACGGAGTTGGGCACACTGATCGAGCCCATGACCAACAAGGCCGACAAGACCGACGAGTTCACGACGGAACAGGCCACGCTGTTGCAGCCGATGACCGATAAGGCCAATAAGACCAAGGAGCTGACGACGGAGCTGAACAAACTGCTGGACCCTATGTCTCGCAAGGCTGCCGAGAGTGAACTGCTCACCAAAGAATTACTGAAGCTCCTCGAACCGATGACCCGGAAGGCCCTGGCCAGCCAAGAACTCGCCGACGAGATGATGGCGCAACTCGCAAACCACATAGCGCTTGCCCAGGAAAAGGTAACGATGTCCGAGAAGAAGATTTTACGACTTACCGAGGATCTGGTGCTGATGGGAAAGGAGATCACCCTGGAAGGGAAAAAGATCACCATCGAAAGAGACCGAGCGGAGCTGGAACTTCAAAGGGCAACGGCACGACTGACGGTTGCCACAGCCCTTCAGCTCCAACTCGGGCTAATCAGGACGGCGATGGAGACTGAGTCAACAAAAGAGATTGAGTACATCAACAAAATAGGTGGAAATGAAGTGGCCATTAAGGAGTCTCATCTCGCCAAGGTCGAAGCTGCCAGGTATGCTGCAGAGAGAGCGGATCTCGCGGGACAAGTCAGCGAAGTAAATCGACTTGCCACTGCTCTCACTGAGCACAACAATATCATGATCTACAACACGAAGACTGTGAAGTTGACCGAGAAGTTGATCCATTTGCTTGCGTAAAGGAGAAGAACGATGACGGGACAGGCTGTTTTGGACAGGGGATTAGTTCGGGGGCGGTCGATATGGCCTGTCTTCCAGTATCAAATCCCTGGGATGCTGGCCGTGCACGTTGCTGACAGGGCTGTCGTGTTCGGTATCTATTCCGGGGCGTACCTCCACGGGTACAACTACCTGAAAGAGATCACCTACGAAACCCTCGCGCAGATGGTTCTTTCCTACGACCAGGCTATGGCCGAGTTGACCGCTGACGAGCAGCGTTCGGTCATCGATGTCACGGCGAAGCGGTATATCGAAGATCAGGCCCTTGCCGCGAAGGATGCGGCTCTGCTGAACAAGACGAGGAAGGTTGTCCAGAAGGCGTCTGAGGTTGATGCAAAGGTTGAGGCACTTGAATCCGACCGGCAGGCGCTCGCGACGAAGATCACAGAACTCACCGTAGCCCAAGCCAAGGCTAACACCGTTATCGTAGAACTGGGAGCCAAAATAGAAGAGCAGGTGCTTGAAAGCGCCCAGGTTGAGGCGGAAATCACCCGGCAGCAGTTGATCGCGCAGAAGGCCGAACTCGATGTCATTGAGACCGGTATCCGGGCGCTGGAGATCCAGGCCCAGGTTGCCGATGCCGCCTTCCGATTAGCCTCTGTTTCGGTAAGGGTTGCCGATCTGAATGCCGATATCGGCAGGATAAATCTCGACGCCGCAGAGGTAGAGGCGAAGAAGTCTCTGCTCGGGGCAGACATCAAGCGCATTGAATTCGATACCGCGGAAGTTGCTGTCCGCGTGGTGGGGTTGGATGCAGACATTGGTCGTCTTGAGTTGGAGACTGCGGAAGTGGATGTAAAGAAGGCTGGTCTGAATGCAGACAAAGCCCAGATCAACCTGGATACTTCCGAGGTTGTGGTGAAAAGGAGGACAATCGAATCCGACATCGCTCGTATTGACTTCGATATCAAAGAGATCTCTGTGAAGAAGACCATACTCGAAGCCGACGCAGAACGCCTGGATTTCGATATTGCGGAAGTTCCCATCAAAAAGCAAGAGGTGGAGGCCGCGATCGGGCGCATTCAGCTTGAGACACAGGAGGTCGATGTTCGGGTCTCGCAGACCGAAGCCGATACCGTCCGCCTGAAGACACAGAAAGCAATGGAGGGCCTTATCGAGTCGGAGCTGGCTGTTGCCAAGGCCGAGAACCTCGCGTACCAGGAAGAGACGGATCTTCTGAAGGAAAAGGAACCCCTCCTTGATCAACGAGTAACGAACGCGGAAACCGAAATTACGGTGACGATCCCAAAACTTGGGGAGGCTATTACAAAAGAGGGCGAAGCCGATCTTGAGTCCCAGGCTGCGAGAAGCGAGCACCAGGTTTCTGAATACAACAACCGTGCAACTGCTTTCACGTCAAAGGGAACGGTATCCGACTCCCTCAAGGCCCTGGAGATCTCTGCTCAAACCGCAGAAGGGGAAATGATCAAGGAGAATCAGGATAACAGAGCGGCGCTTCATGACGCCCGTGTGGCTGCAAGAAAGAGCGAGTACAAGGCAGCGGAAGATATGGCAAAGGCTATGTCAGAAGCGGATGTCGTGAATACATTGACGCATGCGATTGGAGCGGCTCCGGTGGCAAAATGAGCAAGAAGGATCTATCAGACCTTAGTGACCTACTGACGAAATACGAGGCGATGTTCCCCGTCAGTCGGACAATTCGTTTGAACCAGCTCGGTTCCTCGGTCGGATCTGTCACTGAAGGGATGCAGAAACGTCTCCGGGGATACCTGGAGTTCATCATCCCGAATTTTGACTTCAATCGGTGGCTGAAAATAGATGTCGGGGATAACACCAGAAAAGGGCTTGAACATGGGTACGATGTGGGGACATCCCTGCCGGCTGCGTCTGACATCTGGTATCTGGCAATCTGCGCGTCGATCCTCCCCTTCACTGGGGATAACTATCAGGAGAACGCGGCGAAGATCCTCGGGTTCCTTGCAAAATACCTGGAGCGGCTTGACAACATCAAACCGTTGAAGAGCATCCAGAAATACTCAGACCTCAGTACCTACATGGATTGGACCACGTTTACAAAGGTTTGGGAAACAGACAGTGTGCCCCATGTCATCCGCGAGATGCGCTTCGAGATGTGGATGCTCAACCGCAACACGGAGTTCCCATCCACGGGGCCGAAGGCTTCGTCAGAGGAAGGCGTCACGAAGAAGCCGGAGACAAGTCTGGGGCAGTTATATTGCGGGCTCCTGTCGATTCCCATAGGGCCACTGGGGGTCATGGAGACCCTATCCGTGTTCTCCGAGAGCATGGGAGACATGATCGATGCTTACCCTGGGGAGAAAGAAAAGGTCCCTATCTCGGCAGATGAAGCCGTGGTGATCTCAAATCCCGTGGGCTGGAAGTGTGTCCGGATAGATGTCCTCCAGGGGCTGATGTCCCCTATGACGGACATGGAAGATATGTGTCCGGGGGTCCACCTGGTAGAGCACGGGTATGTAATCATGAACCGAGATGCTGAATATCCTGCAGCGGAGTTTACGGGGTACGACAAGATCCAGCCATTCTCCTCTTTTCGATACTACCTGCGCCGGGATGCAAAATGGCCGCTGCCGGGCGAGTTCATCGGATTGCTCGCGAAGCCATGGCCGACCCATGTGTGGTGGTTCCAGGAGACCTCTCCCTTCCTTTACGCGGGGAACTGGTTCGAGACCAACTATTATACGAGCGGGATCATCAGCGAGATTCTGGCACCCCTGGAAGGGAAAGTCGGCTTGGTTTACAAGTGCGTCGTCCGAGGAGTTGAGGTCTGCATCGCAGCCTCTGATTTTTACGGCTATGTTGTAGGGGACCGCGTAGCGATCTTGCGGATCGGAGATCTTGACAGGTTCCTGGATAAAACGCGGGGAAACTTCAAATGGAAAGAGATGGTAGACCTGATAGCCAGCGAGAAAGCGGCGAAGGAACTGCCTTCCAACGAGGCATATATCGTCAATTCAAACATGATGATATTGCCGATGTCATTTTACAAAGCTAAGGAGGCGTTGCCATGAATTTCGATGATCTTTTGGGGAGGTTGATCCCGCTGTTTGAGCAAAAGATGGCCTTCTCGATGGAGCTGGCCGGACGGGAGATGTCGCTCCGGGAAAAGACAGAGGAGCGCAAAGTGGATCTGGAGTATCGGAAACTCGAAGCCCAGATCACGGGAGACAAGGACAAACTCACGTGGGAGAAGGAAAAACTGACCACTGCGATCAAGGGCGATTACGATCTTCAGACGCTCAGGAACAACGGGACTCTCGATGTCAAGCGCCTTGAAGGGCTCAATGAGAGGGATAAACAGAAGATCGTCGAGGAAGGGCTGAATCGCAGGGCAGATCAAACTGACCGCACCGAGAAGCAGAAGTCTTACCTGACAACCCTCGGCACCATCCTGGGGCACGCACAGGAAGTCAGTCAGACGGATGCTGAAGGGAAAACCCTGACGAAAAAGCCGACATCAGAGGTCGGGAACGCGGCAAGGTCACTCATGGAGCAAACCGGACTCGCAAGGCCAGCCGCAACGCCCCAAGCCAGGAACGTGGCCAGCGAAGCGGAATTCGCTGTCGGGGTTCTCAGAGAACACGAAAAAGCCGGGACACCTGACAGCGCCCGTAACTATTTGAATGCCCTTCCCGCCGACACCAGGCAGGCCGCCCTGGCGCTCCTGAACCCAGGGAACGCAGCTACTCCGGCGGCGGGATTGTCGCCCGCCGGCACTCCGGCCCCTGAAGCGAGAACGCCTATTCCTGTTGTTCAGCCGCCCGCAGTCCCACCGGTCATGGACGCTTCACGGTCCATCGTGCAACCTGCCGTACCATCTCCAGCAGTTCTTCCGGAAAAGAGCCTTACTGCCGCTGCAGGCCCTCTTGACAGTGGCGGGAAGACGGCTTTCGGCGGAACACCGGGCGGTATCTTGGGGGAAGCATGGAAAAGAGGGGGGATGCAAGCCGCGAAAATCGTTGAGCAGCGCAAGGAAGAGGAAGAAAAGAACCGGGCATTACGGCGAGCCAGGGGCCTTACCGTTGGTGGAAGTTTCTAAGCATCTGCAAGGAGTAGCATAAATGGAGCTGAATCCGTCCGTAAGAAGTCCTCTGTCGCTGTCAAAGTCCTTTTACGATGACATTACGAAGGACATTCCCTCTCCTGTCTCGAAGGATTTCTTCGACACTATCTCGAAACCGGTCGAGATAAAACAAGCATCCACGGCTCCGGCTCGTTACGAGCTGGCGTCGCCGGGGGAGATCGCCGAAACTGTCGGCGCGGTCGGCGAGGCTGTGATCAGAACCCCCTTGCAGATTGCCGGTGCAACCGCGAGTATGATCCGTGGCGGTTCACGGGAGGCCGTGGCCGACAAGGACTCTTTCCTGACCAGGATCATCGACAGGGCCAATCAGGATTCAGAGGATTTCCAGAAGAAATACGCCGACAATAAGGTGGTCATTGCACCACTTACGAAGCTCGGCCTTCCTTCCGATATCGACACGCAAACGATCACACGAGCCCCCCAACAGGCAGGATTTTCGGGGGCGTCGATGGTGGCCAGTCTCGCCGCGGGTCTCGCAGTGGGTCCAGCGGCACCAGTTGTCGGAGGCGCGGCAGTGATGGCCGCAGGCGGTGCGGCAGGATACCGGATGCAAAAGGATATGTCCGCCCAACAGTTATACCAAAAACTCAATGAAACCAGCATGAAGACGGTGGGGCGAGTGCTGTCCCCGGAAGAATGGAAAACCGCCTACGACAAAAACGAGGGACTCCTGGTCGAGCAGGGTATTTCCGAGGCGCTCCCCGAGGCAATCGGAAACCTGGTCGGATTCGAGTTGTTTTTTGGAGCGGCCAAGAACGTATTCGGCAAACAGCTCGCGAAGACGGTTATCGGGAAGACACTCGACAAATACGGTGCGTCAGCGGCTGGGAAACTTCTGGCAGAACAAGCGACGGAACAGTCCACGGAAATGGTTTCGCAGCAGTGGCAACACAATCTTGATCTGGAAATGGGGCTTTCTCCGGGTGATACAAAACGTTCATGGACCAGTTTCGACGACCTCCGGCAGTCCCATAAGGAAATCTTTGCCGACATCCTTCTTCTTACTATGGGCATGGGCGGTGCCGGACTCGTGGGGGGACACATCCAAGACAAGATGGCCACAAAGGCATCGGCCCAGCTCGTGAAGGACGTTGTCGCTGAAAACAAGTTCGGCTCGATCCCCAATGAATTCCTCCCGGCCATGCACGAGCACGCCCAGGAACTGTCGGACCAGAGGCCGAAGGATAAGGACCTGGCCACGGCAAGGGACGCCTTCGCGACTGAGATGGACAAGCGCGGCATAGACTTCGACATGACGAGCAAGTTCAAGGAATACCTGAAGCTGGACGCGGCGGTAAAGACGGAGGACGCCACAGGCGAAGACGTGGCAAGATGGGTCTCTCTGAGGGACGAATTCAATGAAAAGAACATCAGCCCGGATCTCTACCAGCAGTATTTGACCTACCAGGAGGACATCAACAAAGCCGTCGGGATACAAAAACTCATCGAGACGGGCAAGGCGACGGAGCCCCAGCGGAAAGAGTTCAACCGGCTGGCCAACGCGGTTGCCTCCAGGGCCACTACCTTCGGGTTCGACCCGGAAAATATCGAATCTACCGGCGGCGTTGCAAAGGGAGACGTGGTCAGAAAGCCCCCGCAGCCAGCCAAGAGTGCGGCGAGGGACATTCTCCTGGGAGACGAGCCGGCAGCAAAGCGGAAGAACCTGACGGCGACGGACATCTTGACGGAGGGAGATGTCAACATCCAGACCGAAGATGATCTCACCCCCGAGGCCCTAGCGGGCATCGACAAGAAATTGGAGATAGCGGGAACGGGCGGCGCGAGAGGACCGCTGAATGTGACCGGGGAAACTTCGGGAAAGGTCCTGGACATCACGGCAGAGGTCAAGGCGGAGGACAAAAAGAGGTTCGACCTCTGGGACACCCAGGTGACCGGAACCCCGCAGTTCGTGCGGGCGAAGGTTGAAAAGTTATTTGCCGAAGGAGGGGAGGCTGCGGTCCTTGGGGAATACACTGGGGAAGATACCGTGAGTGCCTACGCCCGGTATCGGCTCGGGATATTGGACAAAACCTCCGTGGGATCAAAAGAAACCCCCGTGGAGGTTCAACATGGTGAAACGGTGGGGCAGGGCGCTGCTGACGAAGGTGAAATAGCCAATCTTATTGGGAAGATTTCGCGGGGAGAAATATCCGAAGACTTTGAATTCCCCGAAAGTTATACCCCTATGAATATCAGCAATTTGTGGGATGACCTCTATTCAGTCAAAGACGATATAGACACGAAAAATAAACCAAAAATGGATGCGCTGATCGAGGAAAGAAATAAACTGAAAAGCGCCAAGGACGCCGTTTCGCGGGCGCGAAAGAAACAGATCGACGAAGAAATGGACATCCTGGGATCCGAATCAGGGTTTGCCATGCACCACGCCGAAACCGCATTTGCTTCTGCACAGGAGAAACTTGGATTAAAAGCGGTCGAACTTCTGAAGAAAGAAGGGATTGAGGTATCGGAGAAAGACCAAGACGACATCTACGAGTTGGCGTCTGTGCTTTCAGATGTGCAGCAAAACGAGCGCGGATGGGATCATCCGATTCTTCAGCAGGTTGTAGATGAATTCAAGGCTGCCAAAAAGTCCGCTGCAGGGGAAACTCCGACAACCCCCGCGTCCGAAGGTCTTACCACCCTGACCGGACGCGTCCTTACGCCCCCCGGAATCCGCACGGAGACGAATCGCCTGGCGATAAAAGATGCCACCGCCGCCGACTCCTGGCTGCGTGATGAGGCGATCAACGAGGCGACGGCAAAAAATGACGAGTTTAACCTTCTCCAGTTCGAGGGGACCAACGCGAAGAAACTTTCACAGGGCGACAAGGAGGCGATGCACCAGTATCTCTTTGGGGACACTAAGCCGATCTTCGAGATGATTCAGCCCGACGAAGGCACCACTGACATCAAAGCCGCGGGCACTGGCGGGAAGAGGGGGCCGGCGGCGGTCGATGAACCTACGGATAAACGAAATAGGGCCAGGCAGGAACTGGATGACGATGTCAAGAAATACCGGGATGCAGGGCACAATATCAACGACCATGGCGTCTATACTGAACCGGAAAAGATAACCATTCCTTTTGGGAAGGCATCTGGGCGGACAGGGAGTATCGACATCGCGGAAGGTCCCGATGGGAAATTCCGGATAGGTGTCCATATCTCGAAAAAGTATGGCGACTACGATGGCAGTGGACATGCCCCGGCTATCGATGGTCCGGAATTCAATACCCGAGAAGAGGCGATCAAGGCAGGGATTGAAGCAATAAGGAGCCGCACCAAAGGCGACGACCTGAAAGGGATAGCCGCCCTGAAGGACCTGGCGGCGTTCGAGACGACCAACGTATTGTCCCCCACCGAGATCATCGCTCCTGAGCCAACATCGGAAGCCTACGCGGAAAAAATGAAGAACGCGGGAACCGCCGATGAAGGAAGGAATTTAATCAGCCAATACGAAGAAGAATTCGCATCAATCGAGCGGGAAGCCGGGCTCGAACATTCGATTGGGAAGGGTGGAAGCGGTATGGGGGGACGCGGGTATAGCACGCTCACCCTGAAAGAAAAGAAGGCGATTGTCACGAACGTGACGGCAAAGAATCCCGTACTTGGCAAGAAGTTGCAATCGCTTATCGCGGATATAGACGCGGCAGAGGCATACTGGGAAGTCCTCCTGGAAAAAGAACACGGGGGCCAGGGTAGCTATCCTGACGCACCTGCAAAAGCTGAGGAGAAAACCGACATCAAGGCAGCCGGAACCGGCGGCGCGAGAGCCCCGAAGGCCACGAAAGAAGCCACCAAGGCATCGGAAGCGAAGAAGGAAGAGAAACCAGCCCCTTCCTCGGCGGAGGTAAAGACCAAAGAAGAAGAGGCCAAGTCCAAGGTCGTCAAGAAGTATCTGCTCGAACATATCGATGAGGCCCTTGCCGCCCGGACAGCCTACGAGAACAACAAGACTGAAGACGCTGGACCCAACCACGTTATCATCGACGTTCCCATGGACGGGAAGTTTGTGATCGTGAACGATGTGGAACACTTGGAGAAATTCAAGAAGAACGTCTCGAAGCTGAAGGTGACGGCGGCGCTGAATCGTCTCCCCCAGCACTCCGACAAACGCACGGGCAAGCCCACGGATCTGATCACCAAGGAGGCAGAGGCGGAGGTCGCTGATTACTGGGCGAAAAGGAATGAGTGGAAGGCCAGATACGAAGGAATCCCGGCAGAGATCGAGGCTACCAAGGCGCGGCTCGCCAAATATCAGGAGATCCAGCGCAAGGTCGATGCCAAGGAGATCACCCTCAAGCAGCTCGGAGAAGACGCGAAGGCCACGTCGAATGCAGAAGACGCCGGTCCTGAAGCATGGCGGGATTCATGGTTCGGGAGAACCCCGACGTACAATGATCTGGCGGCCCGGATAATGGAGATCAAGAAGGAAATCCGAGGGCTGGAAGAGCAAGGGCCGGCGTTAGAAAAAACCATCAGAGAGTATTACCCCGGCCTTGCGAAAGAGATGTTCGAGGGGAAGGCCACGAAAGAAACCCCCGTGAAGGACGGAGAAGCCCCCGCGGGGGATATCAAGGCGGCGGGAACTGGCGGAGTAAGAGGCTCAAAATCAGAGGGGAAAGAACCACCCGTGGAGGAAAAGGAAACCTCCGTGGACAAGAGGAGCAACGAACAGGCCGAAATAAGTGACCGGCTCAGGGCGGAGAATGCGCGAGAAGCTGAGTTTGAATACCAGAAAAAACGCACGGCCCTTTTGGAGGATGCGGACAAGGTTTCGCAGGCTGAGAAATTTTCGCAGGAGGATGCGAAGAGATTTCTATCCGACCTCGATGCTGCCCCCGGCGATGATCCAAAAGCACGACAGGCCATACTTGACAAATATCCCGAACTGACAGAATTGACGAAACCAGAAGCCGCTAAGGCCGACATCATGAAAGAGATCTCCGAGATTTCCAATGAAGACCTCGACGCACTGCTCGACATGCCGGAAAAGAAAGAAACTGCGCCGAAGACGACAAATGAAGCTGTCAAGAACATATTTGCTGCTGCCAGGGATCGCGCTGCGGGAAAGATCCCCTCGGCAAAACCGGCAAAGGCTCTCGATGACATCCTGTCCGCTGTGGCCAAGGAGGGGGTGTTGGGGGCAGGCGAAGCCCTGAAGGGTCTTTATGAACTGTTTGGAGGGTCGTCGCTGAAGTCCCTCCCCGGCGGCATCGACGAGGATACCTACGCGAAAGCGAAGCCCCATTTCGAGGCGGCGTTCACGCACTTCATCGAAGTCGGGAAGGGGCTCTGGGAATTCGCCTCGACGATGATCGCGCAATTCGGCGATGCAATCCGGCCTTACCTCAAGCAGTTCATTCAGGAAAAGAGGGATAAAAAAGAGATCGATCACCCAATCCGTGAAGCCTATCACGGGACGAGTTCTAACCTATTAGATGACATAAGGAAGAACGGGCTGAATAACCCCTACCTCGCAAAAACGAGAGAGCTTGCCCAATACTATGCAAAAGAGGCTGTTGACGAGCACGGGGGGGCGCCTGTTGTCCTCAGAGTGCGTGTGCCGGAATCTTCTCTCAGATATGACCGGGCGTCTATGGACGAACCCGTTAAAGCAGACCAGCAATCTCGAAACGCCGCATGGAACAAGGCTGCAAGAGAGCACCCGGAATGGGAAGAAGGCGGGACGGTGTCTATCCCGGAAGAAGGCTGGAAATACTCATGGGATGGTGTGGGGTCTGTAAGACACGAAGGAAATATCCTTCCGGAAAACATGGCGGAAGAGGGTGAAGTGATCAACCTCGACGAGAACACGGGGAAAGGGGAGGGGGGAGCGCGGACCCGCCGAAAGCTGACCGATCAGGAGAAGGCGGAGAAAGAGCAAAAGGCGGCTGCGGCGGCGGAGCGCAAAGAGAAGAAAGCCGGGATGGGAGAATTCCAGAACGTCGGCTATGTCTATGACCCGGAGAAGTTGAACCAGAAGATCAAGGATAAGTCACCAAAGTCCGCGGCGAAGATCATCCTCGACGAGATGGTCCCTGGGAAAATATGGGGGGTCGATTATCCTGAAGGGGCGACCCCGGGTGTCCCCCGGACGAAAGAGATGGTGCAGAAGTATTTCTTGACGTTCAAGGAGCACCTTCTCAGCAATCGGGACCGGTTGCGTTACATGTCGGGGAAGTCCATCGAGGACAAGATCGAACATTGGCTGAATTTCCGAGATGGTTCTATCGATAAACTCAAGGAATGGGCGAGTGAGTACGGCAGAACCATGCAGCCCATCGTTGACGCCTTCGATGGCCAGATCTCCATCACGAACATCATCGGTCGGTTACAGGACACCGTGCTCCATGGATTACGAGATGAAACCGGGAGATATGAGCCGTACATGGAAGTGAGGCGCAGCCTCGTCGGAATTATAGCCAACCATGATATTGTCGATAAACCGAATGGCCTTTACAACTTCCTGACCGATTCCTGGCAGAATCTCCTTGCCGACGAGAACGATATCCTGCTGTCGGAGATCAACGTCAACAAGCGCGGGCGGAACAAGGAAGTGGTACGTTCCGGCCTTGCCGATTACCGTAAGGGCGTTGAACTTAAAAAGACAGAGGACTTTCAGGCTCCGTTCGGTTTCAATGGCGTCGGGTTTGGCGAGGAGGGCTGGATCAACCAGGAGGAGCGGAACCGCGTTATCCCGGCTGCGTTCGATGCCTTCATGGACCTGGCTGCAACCATCGGCGCTCCCAACATCGGCATGAGCCTGGGGAGACAACTGGCCGTACAATTTGCCAATCTGGGGCACAAGGCGAAGGGGGCCGCAGCGGCATACTTCCCCACTGTCAAAACGATCAACTTCACCAGGGACAACGGCGACGGGACTATGGCCCATGAGTGGGGCCATGGGTTGCAGGACCTGGCCTCCCAGAGGGCGAAAGACGAAATTGAACAGGTCATCTTTACTTTCTTTCATATCTACGACTTCGGAGCTGGCTCCCGGCTGGTAAATGACATCCTCGGGAAGGACTCCACGTTTCTCAAGCGGATAGTATCGAACAAAAAACAGAATCGAATTGCAGCGGTAAAGGAATACGTTTCGGAACTATTTGAGCAGGCGGTCAGAAAAGAGACAGACTATTACAGCACCGCGCAGCAGATGGACGCGGACTATACCGCACGGTCTCACGAGATGTGGGCGAGGGCGTTCGAGGCGTACATCTACGATACGCTGCCGGGGAAAAACAACTACCTGGTCAACGACTTCGTGTCCGCCGGAAGGGTAGGCGGGAAGGCAGGTGTCGGGGCAAAACTGGTATATCCCGCGGGAAAGGAACGCGAGACGTTCAACGAGACCATCAAATACTTCCTGGATGGATTGGAGTGGGATGAGAACGGGCACCCGTCCCTCAAGGACGAGTACGTTTCCATTAAAACAGCCAACGAATTGCTGTTACAAACCAAGCTAAAGGAACTGCTGGCGGAGGTAGAGGATCGATATAATGCGATCTGGGCGTCCGACCCATCCAATGACGGCTATTACTGGTATCGCTACGACGCGACATCCTTTGGGCCGATGATGCAGCCGGACGGGTATGCCGGTCATGATAAGGGATATACATCGGAAGGGCAGAACGGAACGGGCGCAGTTGCCTATTTGACACAGCTCCATCCCGATGATATATTAGATTATAAGCTGTCAAACATTCAGTATGAGGGTGAAAACCCGACTTATATCTCCAAAGAAAGAGGTGGTATCAATGGGAGTCTTCAAGAGGATGGCGCAGAACCACTGGAAGAAGTACCTGCCCGCCCTGACGGCAGCCCTGATGAAGGAGGGGACGTTCGAGAAGGAGACGGAGCAGGCAGCGCAGATGGCGTCGGAGGAGCTCGCGGTCCTGGTAAGCAGAGGGGGCCAGTGGGCGGCGTCGAGGGAGGAAGTGCTGAAGGAGTATATCCTTCTCCCGCCGGAAACTACCAAATAACAGATCCCACCCTGAACGACCCGAAATCTGTTCCCGTTCGGTTCAGTCTCAATTTAGCTGCTGTCAAATTACTCAATCTCATAGAATCAGAAAACAGGCTGGCTTCGTCCGGAACAGTCTCGTTCGGGGAAGCCCCTCCTGGCGGCTGGACAGAGGCCGATAAGGTTCCTGATAACCAGCGGACGATACAACCATCGATAAACGAAAAAGACATCCTGGCTCAGTATAGCGGCTGGGGAGGCATGTCGGAACTGTTTGCCTACGAACCCACCGCGGCATGGGCGGGCAAGGCCGAACTGCTCAAGGCGGAACTCAACGATGATGAGGTCCGTGACGCAGCGTCGTCTTCAACATCAGCCTATTATACCCCCGTACCCATTGGCACATTCATGTGGAAGCTGGCGCAGCGCCTTGGTTTCACGAATGGGGTCGTGCTTGACCCCGCAACTGGAGCGAATGGTCTCTTTCTGGGAACCATGCCGAGCGACCTCGCCCAGGGGACAGCGTTGCAGGGGATCGAAATGGACGGGGTGAGCGCCCGCATTGCAACGCTACTCTACGGGCTGGCCTCCATCGAGACCAAGCCATTCCAGGACGTGAAGAAACCGAATAACCGGTTCGATCTGACCATCACCAATGTCCCGTTCGAGAACTTCTCCCCTACGGACCTGAAGCACAACAAGGGCGGGTATCGTCTCCATAACTATTTCATCAACAAGATGCTCAACCTTACAGCACCTGGCGCGTTGAGCATGATGATCACCACGTCAAATACCCTGGATGCCGTCGGCCCCCACCTGGCAGAATTTGCTGGGAAGGCTCAACTCGTGGGTGCGATCCGGCTTCCCTCTGGGATTTACAGTTCCACGCAGGTAGCGACCGATATCCTGGTGTTCCGCAAGAATATCGAGGGGGGGAAGTTCGTGGGAGTCCCCGCCGAGGAATGGACGACCACGGGAACGCATGAATCGACCGGGTTGACCATCAACAATTATTTCCTCAAGCACCCAGAGATGGTTGCTGGAAAGTTGGAAAAGATCACCGGCAGGTACGGAAACGAGAGCCTGCGGGTGGTCGGCGAAGGCGATTTGCAGTCCAACCTGGAAAGGCTTGCCGCCTCCTTTCCGGACAAGATCGTCGAGCGCGAGGCCGTCAAGGAAGCCAAGTCGATCGATGACATCATCTCCGCACCCGGAACCATCAAAGAGGGGGGGGCATACATCAATGATAAGGGCGAGGTTTGCGAGAAGTTAGATGGCGAGGAGGAGAAACTGCCTGTCGCGACGGCCGGCGAACAGAAAAAGGCCGAGATCGTACGCCTCTATGTTCGTATTCTGGATCAAATCCGGACACTGCTTAGGGCGCAGAAGACCGAGACGGACGCCAAGGTCATCAAGGAAGAGCAGGTCAAACTCAAAAAATGGTATGACCTGTTTGTCAAGACATACGGCCCTGTAAACGCCATAAAGAACTCCGCAATGTACAATGAGTACACCGACTCCGCGTGGGTATTGGCACTGGAAGAGCACGATCCAGACACAAACAAAGTCACCAAACTCTCGGACATATTCACCAAAAACATAACAGCCTTTGCCGCCCGGCCTGACAGGGCGGACACCGATCATGACGCCCTGGCGATGGCCCTCGACGAATTCGGATATCCCAACCTCGAATACATGGCGAGGCTGCGGAGCTCGGATGTCGAGTCTGTCAGGCTCGGGGTTGCCGACAAGATCGTCGAAAACCCAGAAACCGGCTTCCTTGAAACGATAGACGAATACCTGTCCGGCAACGTGAAGCGGAAGCTGGCCGTCGCACGGGAGATGGCAACGTCCAACCCTGAATATGCCCGCAACGTGGCTCTGCTTGAGGCGGCGCAGCCGGCGGAGATCCCCCAGCACAGAATCACTGCTCGCATTGGCGCGTCGTGGATCGATCCCGCGCACCTGGCGGATTTTGTGCGGGCCAAGATGAATATGAGGAACGACCTCCACACAGTGTTCAATTTCAATCCGGTAAGTAACGAATGGTCCATGACGTTCAAAGGGGAAGAGGAGTACAGAAAAACGAAGGGACACCGGGGCTTTTCAGAAAACAAGGCCGAAACGCAACGGATGATAGCCGCGGCGAAGCGGAGTATTGAGGCGACGACGGTGTGGGGCACCCAGCGCATGGACTTCTTTGAGCTCATGAAGTGCGCCTTGATGGGGAAGCGTCCGCAGGTCACCTTTACCGTTGATAGAAAACAGTACCTTGACGAGGTTGCGACCCAGGCCGCCGAAGTAAAGCTCCAGGACATCCAGTCGGAATTTGGGCGATGGCTGTTTGCTGAAGCAGGACGGTCGGATGAGGCCGTCAAGCGCTTCAACGATCTCATCAATACGTCCGTCCCGATGAATGCAGACGGCTCCCACCTTACCTTTCCGGGCAAGGGAATGTGGATGTTGACGCCAAAAGAAAAGGAAGCCCTTGGGGTCACTGACGCGCTGACATTTTACCCGCACCAGATGAACGCAACATGGAAATACCTGAAAAACGGGAACCTGTACCTTGGGCATGAAGTCGGGACGGGCAAGACCGTGACTATGGGCTTGATCGCCATGGAGGCTAAAAGGCTTCGCGGAAAGAAGAAGGTCCTCTATGTTACCTTGAACGATTCCACTATGGGACAGGCGGTTCAGGAGATCAAGAACCTCTACCCGATGGCAAACATCTTGCCTGTGCGCGTTTCTACCAATGAGCAGCGCAAGCAGCGGTCGCTTCAGAAGATCGCCCTGAATGATTTCGACATAGCGATCATGAGGCAGCAGGACCTTGACCGGATCGGCCTGTCGCCGGAGTCGGAGCGGGTGTTCATCGAAGAGGAGCTCCTGGAGCTGCGGGAAATTCTCGAAGAGGCCAAGAAGGAGGGGGCGCGAATTCTGGAGCAGGACATCCAGGTCCAAATTCACGCCTTGGAGGCAAAGCTCAGTGCGCCGGGTGTACATGACGAAGCGAAGAGAAAGAACCTTTTCTTCGACGACCTGGGGATCGACCTCATGATCGTGGACGAAGCGCACAAATACAAGAACATCCCGTATGCCACCCGGTTGACCCGCATTACCGGCTTGAACCCGACGGGAAGCCCGACGGCGAAGGACTTCTTCCGCAAGACGCAGTACCTGAATGCCCAGTTCCCCAAGAAAGACGGGATCGTCCTGGCGTCCGGTACGGCTTTGTCGAACTCCATCGCGGAGATGTACAACATTCAGCGGATGCTTCAGCCCCAGGAGGTAAAGAGGCAAGGGGTGTGGTCATTCGACCGTTGGATTGCCAACTATGGCGACATGGGGTCTCAGTTGGAATGGGACGGCGCCCGCGGGCAGTACAAGGTCATCACAACGAACCGCCGGATCGTCAATGCCGGGCGGCTCCTGGCGACGGCATATCAGAATGTCGATAGCGTCCGGGCGAAGGACACGCCTGTTAAAAGGCCGATCATCCGTGGGGGTGAACCGCAACGGGTAAAGGTGCAGCCCAACCAGTATGTCGAGGACTACAAAAAAATCATCTTGGAGCGATGCGCCGCAATAGAAGCCGACCCGAAAAACGCAGAATTTGAGGGTGTTCCCGACAACATGCTCAGGATCATCTCGAACATGAGCAAGGTGGCTATCGACCAGCGCCTCGATCGCCGCTATGCCAACACGGAGATGCAGCAGGATTCAAAGATCGCCACCGCGTCGAAGATCATGTATCGGCGGTGGCAAGAAGAGGCAAAGCACAAGGGCGTTCAGCTTGTCTTTGCGGACCTGGGTATCCCCGGCAAATATTCGGATAAATTCAAGTATAAGACTGAAGATGAAACCTCTCAGTTGGCCCCGGAAGATCTGGCGATTTACAATGAAGAGATGTTTGAGCACGAAAGCGCGTCTGCCGGGTTCAATACATACGAAGGGTTGAAGAAGGAATTGGTCAAACTGGGGATTCCTGAAAATCAGATCGCCTTCATTCACGACGCCGACCATAGCAACAAGGAAAAGAAGGCGGCCAACCTGCGATCCCTCTTCAAGAAGGTCAATGCCGGCGACATTCGCGTTCTGATCGGGTCCACGAGCAAGGCGGGCACGGGGGTCAACATCCAGGGCCGCGTGTCGGACATCCATCACCTTGACGTATGGTGGAACTACTCGGCGTGGGAGCAGCGCAACGGGCGTGGCATCCGGGCCGGGAATCTCTATGCCAGAGACGGGATGCCGGGGACCTACATCTGGAATTACGTCACCGAGACAACGGTGGACGCTACCCGATGGGACAAGGTATTTGCCAAGGGAAAGGTCCTGAATGCCGTGCTGGGTGGAGACGTCAACCTCGACGTGATCGAGGACATCAGCGACGAGACCATGAGCGCGAAGATGATGGCGGCTGAAGCATCCGGCGATCCGCTTATGTCCACCCAGGCGACACTTCTTCAGAAGGTGCAGGGGCTTCGGTTCGAGCAGGCCGCCCATCTCGACGTTGTCCGTCGATCGAGAATGGATCTGGCCGCTATCCCCGGGCGGATTGAAGCCCTGGAGAAATGTATCGCCGATTACCAGCGCAGTCGCAGCGTTATGGGCAAGGTGACGGCGGTACGGTTCATTGGCGACGACCGGACCCTGGTGCTGGAGAAGCACGGGAAGGAGATCTCCGAGGCGCTTGAAAAGGCAGTCATGGTGGACACCCATTCGTGGACAGAGAACAAAAAGGCTGCCTTGTTGGTATTCGGCAGCCACACGGAGACGGAAGTTACCGAAGAGGTAGAAGGGAAGGACGGGGAGAAAAAGGAAAAGAAGGTTAAGAAATACACCTTTGTCCCGCTCCCAGCCAAGGCCGATATCACGGGAAAAGAAAGAGACCCCTATGGGCGACGGCTCTTGATATCCGGAAGCATCCTCAGCAGCGACCGGAATTTGGCCGACATCCAGGCAAAACAAGGGAAAGATGGAATCGTTACCACGGTCGATATCAAGGCCAATGTCTCCCGGACTGTGACAGAATACCTTTCCTACCTGAACCACAGCGAGGAGTCAGCAAAGGGCGCCATAGCGGAACTCAAGAGCAACGCGCCGAAATTACAGAGTGTCATAGACACCCCTTGGGCGAAAGTGGACGAGCTCGCGACCAACGACAAAGAGCTGCGCGAAGTCGAGGCGCAAATGGCCGCACGAGGGGTATCTGTCGGAGATCCCACCACCGGGATTCCAATCGATAAGTATAAGGGTGTTGTCCCCGTCCTTGAAGATGTGGCGGATAAAGACGGGTGGTCGTTTCATGACGGGATCGTTTACCCACACCAGGATACGACGATCGGCGTCCGTGCCAAGACCGACCTCAGCCGTTTTCTAAAAAGCGGTAAGCTCAAACCCAGCATAGCATCCAGCTACAACGCTCCCGACGCCCTGAATGCTCTGGACGGAGGGAAGCCCCAGTCGCCCGAAACGAAGCCGATAGCCTATACCGTGATCGACAACGTAACGAAGTTTTGGGTGCCCGCCGGAGCAACCTTTGTGACCGTTGATCCGGTTGAGTGGAACCTCCTGCAAAGGATAATCGGGAAGGGGGGGGCGTGGCATTATGAGGCTCGGGGTATGGGCGAGAGGTTCCTGATCCACGTTACCGAGACGGGGGAGAGGGACGCATTTATCAACGCGAAACAGGAATCCTATGTGCCCCAGGGCGTCAAGGACATCGATGAAAAGGCCATGAAGGGCGCATCCCCGCCGACGGGACAGGAAAAATACTCCGTTGGCAAGGAAGGCGGAACCGGAAGACGCACGATGGACATGGAGATGATCCAGTCCATCTTCCCTGGGCAGCAGGTCGCGCCGGACGGCGACAATTTCACTGTCACCCTGAAGAGCGGTGCGCAGGCAAACATCTACGGTGTTGCCGAGATCACCCCGAACACCGTCTCCCTGAATGCGGGATACAAAAAGGGGTTGGCCGCCGGCCAGTTTATCGCCGGAGCGTTCGACGGCCTTGACGCGCAGGGTAGGGGAGTCATCCGGATCGTCCGGGACAACGCGAACGCCCCATGGACCGTTTCCCACGAATCTGTTCACTGGCTTGAAAAGCTGGGTGTCATTTCCGAAATGGACAAGGCGACCTTGAATGCCCGCATCCAGAAAGAAGGGAAATGGAATAGAGACCTGAGCCACGAAGAGAACCGGGCAAACTGGCTTGCGGATTTCGCAAAGGGGCCGCAGCCGAATCAGACGGTCCTCGCGCAGATTTGGCAGAAGATCCAGGACTTCATCAACCGGGTCGTGAGGATCAGGACGGCGGGCATGATCGGGCGGGAACTCCAGTCCGGGAAGATATTCGAGAGGGAGATCCAGGACTCAAGCCTGGGAGGCGAGGCGTACGGCACCGGGAAATATGACAATTTCGGGGACACCGCCATCACTGACTTCAGCGAAGACGAGGCATGGCATGACATCGCCTACCGGGAGCCCACAAAGAAGGCTATTGCCCGGCTCAATGCCTGGCTGAAGGAAAATAAATACGCCACGATCAGGATGTATCACGGGACCGACGCCAGCATCCCGGTCATGAAGGAAGGGCTGAAGCCGACCAGCGCCAGGACTGCCAAGTCTCTGCAATCGTCTCACGGGACCGTCTCTCTCTCCCTCTTCCCCGGCATGGCCCATCAGTTCGGTAGACTGGCCTACGCTGGGAAAGAGATCGCGATTTACCCGGTCGATGTCCTGGTGAAAAACCTTGTCCCTGACAATGACCAGCTCAGGAACAAGCGGCACTTTGGAGGCCGGACGGACTTGGGCGATACCCTTGCCGAAAGCATTGCAATCGGACACGGCGCGAAGGTGAGGGGAGCAGTGCCCGTTGACTGGATACGCGCAGGTGAGGAAAAGCCTTCTGTAACGGCGTATGACGAGGCACTTTCCGCCCATGCATATATCTCTCCGCGGGTGAAGCCGTCTCTCAGCGCCAAAGAAAAGACTATCCGGGACAATGCCTATGGAGTCAAAGGAATGGACCCGATCGTGTTGGATAGCGTCGCCAAAGAAATGGCGGCACTCATCCCCAAGGAGGCGAGAAAGTCGGCGATACTGGTCCCGATACCCGGACATACCGGGGATACGGCAGCGAACGTCGCCCTCGCGGAACGGATTGCAGCGATCACGGGCAGCAGGGTGGCAGACGTACTCAAGCGGCAGGCTGGACAAAGTCAGCGGGATGCTCGCGTAGCTGGGCGGCGCACCATGAAACCCGTCGAGTTCGGTATGGTCAGTACGGAAACACTCGACGGGGATAACGTCTTTTTCGTTGATAATGTGATTTCTTCGGGAGCAACGATCCGGGCAGCGCGTGATGCGGTCGGCGGCGGCAAAGGGCTGGTCTACGCAAAATCTAATCCGAAAGGTGAAAAGTATGCCATTGGAACCGCGGACCTGGAATTACCAAAGCGGCTCGGCGACAAGATCAAGCAGGCTTTCAGGAAGGATGCGGTCGCCTCGATTCTCACCGATGCCGGACCTATCCAGTCTGGGCCACTCGACGGCGGCTGCAGGGTGCTTGCCAGGGCCTTGAAACGGATCGAGCCGACTGGCAAGATCATCACCATCGAAGGGCAGCTCGAAGACGGGACCTGGCAGGCAGAGCACTACGGCTTTGAACTGGACGGGGGCATGATCGACGGGGACGGATACGCGGCTTCGCGTGAAGCCTGGGCGAAACGTTTCGCAAAGAACGAAAGCCTCGACAGGCCGTATCGGATTACCGAGGGGGAGGTCCCGAGCGAAGACATTCCGCAGGATGCTCCAACCGAGAAGAAGTTGGCATCCGCCTTAGAGAAGGAGCTGGCCCCTGATGAAGTATACGGGGAGCCCCGCGCGAAGCAAGGACTTGCCGTCTACGAACATCTCCCGGTTTTCGCGATTACGGAAAAGGGGTTGACAAGAAAGCCCCGCAGAGTGCTTAACAATAATCAAGAGGTATCCAATGGACAAGAAGTATCCGGAACCGCGGTGGTGCGGGCTGACAATGCCCATGCCGCCGGACAGGGGACCGATGATAAACGGGAAATATCCGCCCCTGGAGGAAGGGTGCTTCCCTATGTTCCCGAACGGGGTACTCTCCCCACCGTCAAAAGTGAACCCATCGGAACCTGGAAATCCTCCCGCAGAAAAATAACCAGTCTGGAAGACGCCGCCGTTATTGCCCGCGACAACCTGTTCCGTGATGCACAGGAAGTCTTTGTTACAATCGTTACCGACAAATCCGGAAAGATCCTTGCCGTCAACCTACACGCCACCGGAGCCCCTAACCAGAGTCAAGTCTACGCTTATTTTGCCGCCGGACAGATATTAAATATCGAGGGCGCTTCTAAGGTATGGACTGTCCATAATCACCCTTCCGGACAAGCAAAATTGTCCGAGGCCGACCTGAGCGTAAGCTCCAACATCGGCGATCTTATCGCGGACGCCGGGATCGAAAGTATGCCGATTATTGCGATCACGCCGTCCAGATATTCCGATAACACGTGGTCAAGCGAACCTCTTCCGCCGAGAGAACCCGCAATTCACGAAATACCTCTACTGGGGAGAAAATTTGACCAGTCACCGGAAGGTCTCGAAAGCATCGGAAGCCAGAATGAATTTGAGGAGTTTGGCCGTTTGTATATGAAAGAAGGGGGGATGGTTCTGATTTCTGCACAGCGTCAACCCGTAGCAATAATCGCCATCGACGACTACTCAAAACTCCGACCCATTCATACGGAAATCCTTCGTGAAGCGGAAAAGAGAAACGCCGTAGACTTCATGATCTATAACGCCGAAAAGACATTAACGAAGGCTGATATTGACAATCTGCTTTCCTTCGCGAAAAACACACAGCTTGAGTTCACGACTGTCCGAGACAGGGCTGGAGACCACTACGAAAAGATTAAGGAACTTTGGGGGGCTGTAAGAAATAGTAAGGAGAGAAAGGTTTTCTATTCCGTCCAGAAGGACGCCATCGACAACGCTTCCATTTTCCCCGAAGTCAACGAACGCCTGAAGGCTGCCAAGGGGGTCAAGTACGCCTCCCTCAAGGACCGGGCTAAGGATGCCCTCGTCACCGGCTGGGAGCATTTCACCCGGCACTTCCAGCACCTTGAACCGGAAACAGACGGCGCGGTCATCGATGTCTTCCGCAAGTTCCAGGACGTTCCCGCGTGGGCGAAGGATGAAACCGTTCGGCAGTTGTCCGGCTTCATCGGACGACTCTCTCCCCAGGGCCGGGACGTGTTCACGATGAACATTCTTTTGCCGGACATGATCCGGGACATCGAAAACGGCACCCTGGGCGTCGAAGATGAGGCCGAGCTCCCGTTCGGGTACAAGAACGGGGATCAGGTGCAGCAGGATTACGACCATTTCAGGGCCATCGCCGAGGGGAGCACAGCAATAATGGAAGCCCTTGATAGGCGGAACGCCTTCATGGTCTCGTTGACCGACCAGCTCATTCAACACAAACTCCTGAAGAAGGAGGTCGCCAACGACCCGGCGGCCTACTTCCATCACCAGGTCCTCGCCTACATGAATTACAAGGAGAATCCGAATTGGGGGATGTCTTCACAGGACGTTCGTACCCACCGAAAGGGCTGGCAGGTCGGGCGGAAGGGCTCCCAGCTTGATTACAACACCGAGTACGTCGAATCCGAGTTCGAGATCATTTCCCAGGCATTGACTCAGATCGAGACGGTCAAGTCTCTGAAAGAGATCGAGCGCCTGGCTGACATCAAGCCGCAACTGGAGGCCGAGGCCAAAGACCAGAACATGGCGACCTTCTACCGGAAGACCAACGAGGAGGGCGGAGACCCACTGGCGGACCATCCGGACCCGCTTCTGCCCTTCCGGGTGAAGATTGCGATGGGATTCCAGAAACTCGCGAAACTGTTCACTTCCGAGAACGACATGGGCTCCTTGCCGATGGAGTTCGACGATGTCATCGAGCACATCGTTGACCAGGAGGAGCAGCGCCGGGCGGCAAAAGAAGATGAGATCGAGTTCGACCCCGTTCCTCATCCCCGGATGTTCGCCCTGCTGAACTACCTGATCAACCACGAGGGGCCGGGCTCTATGCCCGCTGCCATGATTTTCAAGGCGATCGCGGCGAGGAACGCCTTCATCAAGCAGGTCGTCGGCAAGGATTGGGTCACATACCGCGATATGATCCCCGAAGGGTACGTTGCCCATAAACCGGAAACCGGGAGCACGTTCTATTTCACAAACAGCATTGCAGACCAGGCGCTCGCCCAGGTGTTGGCCGGACACAAGAACCTTCCGGACGCCGTGCGGCAAGTCCTGGCGCGGGGCCGCGATGAAGAGTGGGTTGTGAAGGAAGGGATCTCCAAGACCCTCAACGAGTTTCGGCCCGCCCTGACGGACTCCCTGCCGGCGAAGATGTCGAAAAATATGCTGACGGCTTGGAAACAGTGGATTCTTATGAACCCCTTCCGGGTCATCAAATACAACATCAACAATATGTCGGGCGACCTCGACATCGCCCTCGCCTACGACCCGAAGATCATCACGGATTATTTCACACAAGCCTTCAAGGACCTATGGGCGGCATCCAGGGGGAACGCATCCGAGACCCTGATGGACGAATTGTCCGGGCTGACTAAGCGCGGCGTTGTCGGGTCCGGCATGACGGCGATGGACATCCCCGAACTGGGAGATGTCAAATCTGTCAAGGGCCTCGTGGACTTCTTCGACGGCAAGAGCAAGAACGCCCTGTCCCGGTGGTGGACGATGAGCAAGAAGCTTTCGACCTTGCGGGAAAACATCCTGCGGCTGGCGGCGAATCGGTATTTCCTGGACCGACTGGGAAGGGGAGAGATCATCTATGGAGCCTCGCGCAAGGAAGAGGTTGACGCCATTGCGAACCGAGAAGACAAGGCCGCAAAGCTGGCGCGGGAACTGATCGGCGACTACGGTAATATCAGCCATGCCGGCCAGTACATCCGGGAGCGGATGATCCCCTTCTACTCCTGGCTTGAGATCAACGCGCCCCGTTATGTCCGGCTGTTCAGAAATCTGAAGGATGAAGGTGGCGGTATTGGTGCCATGGGTGGTGTCCTGGCCTGGAAGACGACAAAACTTGCCGTCAAAGCCTCCGCCCTCATGGGGCTGGTCATGTTGTGGAACGCGGCGTTCTTCCCCGATGAAGAGGATGAGCTGCAAGAGGCCGGGCGAGAGCAGCTTCACATGATCCTGGGGCGGCGGACTGACGGCTCCATCATCACCCTCAGATTCCAGGGCGCTCTGTCGGATGCCCTCTCGTGGTTCGGGATGAGCAACCCCGTCGAACAGGTCAAGAAGGTCGCAAGTGGAACAAAGGGTGTCGGCGACCTGGCGAAGGACGCAGTCAAGGCCGCACCACTGAGGCTCTTCCAGGGATTCAGGCCGGAGCCGAAGCTCCTATATGAGACTCTGTCCGGACAGAGTTTCTTCCCGGATCCCCTGCACCCGCGACCGATCCGCGACACGGCGGAGCATATCCTTCGGACTTTCTCTCTGGACCGGATCTACAACCAGGTGTCGGGGAAACCAAAACAGGGCGGCACCTGGGCGACTCAGATGTACCGGGACATCCAAAGTCTGGCCCTCAACGAAGCAGATCCGGGCGAGCAGGCGTACTATACCAGCCGGAAATATATCTTCGACTGGCTGGATAAGCAGGGGAAGGAAAAACCCGCGGCCATGCCGACAAACCGGAGCAATTCCCTCTACTATTACAAGCAGGCGTTGAAATTCGGTGATTTTGACGCAGCGGAGAAGTATCTCAAAAAGTACCAGGACATGGGCGGGAAGCTGCACGATGTCCAGGGGAGCATCAGGCGGGTTCACCCACTGGCGTCTTTGAGGTTGGCCGACCGGTACAAGTTCAAAGCGTCCCTGTCGCCGGAGCAGCAGGAGACGCTATCCGTGGCGACCGCATGGTACAAGAAGCATTATGTCGATACTTACAGAGAACAAAGGATGAGGATGTCGCAATGATCGAGCTCCTGACTGCCATCGTCAAAGACTTGAAAGATCCGTTCTTGATCATGGCCTTCGTCGTGCTGGCGGGGTTGTTCTACCTCCTGATCAAAAAGGAGAAAAACATCAAGGAACTCCATGACTGTATCGACACCAATATGTCGGAGGTCAACAAGACCATCACGAAACTTGTAACCTTGGTAGAAGTGCTTGTTTACGGGAGGGATCGAAATGGGAATCCTTAAAAAACTGTTTCCCTTTCGCGGGGAGACCCCTTGCTCGCCCTGCAAGGAGAAGATGGAAGCCTTAAAGGAAGAGCATCGCCGGGCAAGGCAGCGGATAGAGCGGATGGAGGCGTCGTTGGAAGCGGCATCCATGAACGGCGAAGAGCGTTGGTTTTTAACCTTGCAGAAGTCGAAGGAGGACTGCAACCATGGCTGATTATCTCAGCGACCCCACGATATGGGTGTATCTCGTCACGTTGTTGATTGCCACCTACGGGGCCGGTCTGTTTTCCTGGTGGTGGATAAAGAAGGGGGCAGCCTCATCGTTTTTCGCCTATGTCACCTTCATCTTCCTGGGGGAAATCATGGAGTCGGGTATGTCCCTGTACGCCCGAGTGCTCCGGATCGGGTGCGGACAGTCCGCCCACGAAGCATTTACGTCGTGCGCCCTCTGGCCTACGAGGAAACTGGTAACGATACTGGCGCTTGCCTTTATCGTGATTCACATGAGTTACCGGGCCTTTCGCAAGTTGCCCGCGGGGGAAAACAGGCGGGAAACTGATTAAAGGAGGGGCTATGATAACCTTTTTGGGAAAGGTCAAGCGGATCAGGACAGAGCTGACCCTGCTTTTGGTGCTGGCAATCGCGATTGCGTTCATCCCCCCGGAGGCCCGGCTTGGGCTCCTGGGGCTCTTCATCACGAAGGGGATGTTTGTGACGATGGGCGTTCTTTATGCCCATGCCTCCCGGAAGTTCCTGTTCCCCTATCTCGACATGGAGGGCCTCATCACAGAGCATCACTGGGGAGGCGTGGCGTTCTTGACTGCCTATTACGGGGTGGTGATATGGGCTTTCGCTGTTGGTGGCTGATCCTTCTCCTTGTCGCCGTACCTGCGCACGCCCTTGATCGGTGCGAGGCGCACGTCAAGGATGTCCGGGTCGAGCACACGAAGTATTTCGGGATTCAGTTCCCGTACTGGTATGGCATCGGGCAGCTCAAGCGGAGTCGGCCTGTCGCACAAACGTCACCGCGGTTGATGCGGGGCAGGGGATCGCTCAGTTCATGCCGAAGACCTCTCAGTATATCCAGTCCCTTATGGGAGAGGCCCTGGACCCATATAACCCTCGGCACGCCATCAGAATGCAGGCGTTTTACATGAACCGGATTCACCGTCTGGAGAACTGGACGGACCGGCTCTGGATTTCGTACCAGATTTACAACGGGGGAAGGGGAGCCCTGTACAAAGAGCACCAGCGGGCCGGGCTGACGGACTGGGGGTTGATGAAGCTGTCCTGCCAGCGGAAGAAGATCAAGATGAAATGGGGCGTTCTGGATCTCTGCACCGTCAATTATGATTATTCCAAGAAGGTGGAAAAATATGGGAATCAATACCGTAAAGGAAAAGATGGGTACTATTATTGGTAGCTGGGGCTGGCGGAATACAGTGATTGTGCTCCTGGTGGTCAGCCTCGCAGCGATCCTGATCCTAAGTTACACCCAGAGCAAGCCGGACAATTCCCAGCAGATCATAGCGGACATGCGGGCGCAGTTGATGGCGCAATACGATCAGGAGATCAAGGCCCGAGATTCCAAGATCAAGGAACTGACGAACCGGCTGGCCGTATCAGACCAGAAATATAAGGTCATCATAAAGAAATTACAGGAGTTGAAAGATGAATACGCAAACGTCGCCAGGCCTCAGTCGAATTCTGAGATTCGCGCTCGCTTTTCTACTATGGGGTATCCTCCCTTGCCTTGA